AAAGCCGGTACGCGTTCGTACATCTGGCAGTGGCGATGGTGGCAGCGGGCGGCGTAGCGGCTCTGGCCATAGCGGTAAAAGTAACGAAGGAGGTATGTTCTCTGGCCTTCGTGGCAACATTTTCCTGCTTGGCGAGATCGGAGATGCAGCCAGAACGGTTACTGACATCATGTTTGGATGGCAGAAGCCTATTGTTGAAGCTGCGGCCGAAATGGAACGTATGCGGGTGATGCTTCGTGGGTTGAATAAGGAGAAGTCTAACCCTGGCCAGGCTGCCGCCGATGACATGAAGTACATCGTAGACATGGCTCAAAATGCGCCGTTCGCGATGCAGGCGTTAACAGATTCCTTCGTGAAGTTTCGTTCTGCTGGCTTAGATCCAACCGATGGCTCTCTGAAGGCGCTGGTGGACTCCGTTGCTCGTTTTGGTGGTGATAGTGAGCTGTTGAAACGTGCGGCTGTGGCCGTTCAGCAGATGTCCGGTAAGGGCGTCGTGTCAATGGAAGAGCTACGTCAGCAATTAGGTGAAGCCGTTCCTAACGCGATGCAGGCAATGGCAGACGCCGCAGGCATCACTATGGGGGAACTGACTAAAGCCGTTGCCAGCGGTACGGTTGAGGCAAAACAGGCGTTGTCTCTGATGTTTGTTGGTCTGCGTGCGGAGAATGAGAACGCAGCGAAAGACATGATGCAAACCTACACAGGTGCGCTGGCGCAACTTCAGACGTCATTCACGTTATTTGCTGATCGGGTTGGTCAGGCCGGATATCTGGATTCTCTATCGAAGGGGATGAAAGAACTGGCTTCAATCATGAATAGCGCCGAAGGGATTTCGTTTGCTAATTCTTTAGGTTCGGGGTTAACGACGGCAATCGATGGGTTGCGTCAGCTTGCTCAATGGTTAGCAAAGAACCAAGAGCTGGTAATTAATCTCGGTAAGGTCGTGGCCGCGATGGTTGCGTTCAAACTGATGCGTGCAGGGATTATGGGCGTAGTTGGTGCTGGCGGCCAGATGGTTAGTACCTTCGCCACGATGGCAACCGCCATACAGACTCCATTTAACCTCGGCGCTACAGCAGTAACTCGATTCAATCGTGCGGCACGTATGGGGTTGGCTCCGATCCCCTCTCTCATTTTCGCCATCCGTGGGGCGATTACGGGGCTGAAAGGCGCTTTTGCAGGATTAACGGCGTTCATTGCAGCAAACCCTATAGGGGCAGCATTTACAGTTGCCACTGTAGCTGTTGCTGGCCTAATCACGTACATGACCATGCTCCGCAGCGAAACTTCAAAGGTCGTTGACGAGATTAGGAAAATACCAGAAGCGATGACAGCGGCCAAACGTGCACAAATGGCCGACCGCGCAGAAAAGCTCGAAAAGCAGATTCTTGCTGATCAACGAGCATTAAAAACTGGTGAGGGTGTTAATTACGTATCTAACTCTGCCGGTGTTATTACTCACAAAGAGTCGAAGGCTGACATCGAAGCACGCCTGAAAAAAAATCAGGAAGAGTATCAAAAGATAACCGGCACGATAGCTCTTGGTGACGGCGCTGTAGCAAAGCGTTTGGCTAAAGAGGCTGCCGAATCTCAGATTGAGAAAATTCGAGCGGAAAACCAGATTTTCGCGGCAACATTCGTGAAAGCCCGGCAGGAGGCTCTGGATAAGATCCAGAAAATCAATGATGACGGTTCACTTTCAGATGACGAAAAGAACAAGCTATTGGCACCGTTACGTGAAACGGTAAACAAAAGCTATCTGGAGCCTGCGCAAAAACTGGTTGATTCACTTTCTTCTCGTAAGAATGCTACCGAGAAGCAAATAGCGACTCTTAATGATCAGCTTGAAAAAGCCAAAAAAGATGGCAATACCGAGCAAATCCAGAAACTGCAAGGCAGTATTCGTGGTTATCAGGAGCATTTGGAAGCCGTTGCTCAGGAACTGACACAGGCAGAGTTCGAGAGAGATAACGCGGCCAAAACTGGTAAGGGCGTAATGTCAAACCAGGGGACGGTTCTTGGGTTAGGTACAACTGATAAAGCTGCTCAGAAGGCGCTGGCGCAATATATGCGAAACCAGATGGATTCTGCGACTTATCAGCGTACTTTGCCTGATGGCACTCCGATGAAGGACTTCGAAGGTAAGCCGATTATTGGGCCTAAACAACTCAAGACGCAGCTTAATTTGCAGAAAGCATCCAGTGCCAGCTCTCTGGAGAAAATGAGCGATGAAGAGCGTGCCGCAGCCATTGCCGCACTGACTAAAGCTCGTGAACAGGATGCCGCAGCCGCCGAGAAAGCAGCCCAACGATCAGCTAATGCCTCGCAGCGTGCGGCCAAGAAAGAACAGGCAGCGCAACAGAAACTGGCGGCCGGATATCAGAAGGCTCTGGATAAAGCCGATCAGCTTATGGGGCAAATGGGTGAAAGCTCTAAGGCTACGGTATCGTTTGATCAGTCTCTTCGCGATACAACGAAATCGCTAACTGATTTGGCTAATGCGGTTCCTAACGAGTTCATCACTCAAGAGATGATCGACAAGGCGAAAAAACGTCTTGAAGACCTCAAAAATGCGACACCTGAATATCGCGAGATGTTTAATCGCCGCAATGTTGAGCAGATGATCTCCACTTGGGCACCGGAGGCGGATTCCATTATTAGTGCTGGCTATACGCCGTCTCGTGAAGAGAAAGTTGCTGATTTCGAAGACACCTACAACCGCAATCTCAAAGCGTTGATAGAACTTCGTGATAAGGCGTCTGATCCTAAAGTCGTGGCGCTTTATACAAAGAAAATCAATCAACTTATTGCTGCTGGCAATACCGCGCTTATTAAAGAGACGGGGACTGCGACGCAGAAGTTGGCACTGGAATACGAAAACCTGGCAGAGCAGATTGAAAGCACCTGGACTGATTTGTTTAGTGGCTTAACTGATGTCCTGACTGATTTCGTTATTAACGGGAAGATGAGCTTCTCCAGCCTATCTCAGTCCATTTTGAAAGATATCACCAATATGGTCGTGAAGTCGCAAATCACGCTGCCTCTAATGAACATGTTGGGGATGGGAACCACCGCAGCTGGTAGTTCACAGAGTGGCAATTTGCTGACCGGGGTTGCTTCTGCCGTTGCCAATCAAGGTGTACGAATGGGCAACACTGTTAATGGCGACAAGTCGGTAGGAGAAGCCACGAAGGAGACGTCCAGTTCGGTAACTGGATTGGGGCAAACAACACAGCAGACCACCAGCGCAATTGGCACAGCAACAAATGCGATTGGTAGCTGGGTATCGGGGCTATTTGATAGCACCGAAGCCAAAGATGCTGAGACAAAAGCAGTGAAGGACTCCATCTTCTCGATGCAGAATCTCAGCTCTGTTACCGGCGCTCTGTCAGCCGCGTTTGCAATGCTTGGAGCTAATGCTTCCGGCTCTGGTAATAAGTGGTTGAATTTCGGCGCGACAGTTGCATCTGGTTTGGTTTCAGTATGGGCTGGTGGTGGATTCGATGGATTGATGTCCGGTTCTTCTGGCTCAACTTCCGGCTTCAACAATCTGACCAGTTCTGCTGCCGATGGCACGAATGGTATTCCTGCAATTCCGAAGTTTGCAAATGGTGGCATATTTGGAAAAGACGGCGTGATCCCGCTCCGGGCATACCAGAAAGGCGGTATCGCCAACTCACCTCAATTGGCGTTGTTTGGGGAAGGCGATATGAATGAGGCGTATGTTCCATTGCCTGATGGTCGAACAATCCCTGTAACGCTCAGTACCGATGGTATGAGTGGAGGAGGAAATGTTCTTTCTCCGGTATCAATTGAGATCAACGTCCATAGTGACGGTAGCACAACTGAATCCGGCGATACAGAAAGCATATGGAACAATGCCGCTCAACGGATGAAAGCAATCGCGCTTGAGACTATCGCTCAAGAGAAACGCCCTGGCGGATCACTCAACCCAAACACTCAACGTAACTAACTATCGACTGCCCCGGTCGGGGCAGTCTCACAAGGATGTGAGATGGAAAGACAAACGTTTAATTGGTATCCAGATTACGAATCTGAAAAAAGCGTAAAACCGAATGTAACGGTACTTAATTTTGGTGATGACTACGAGCAGCGACAGGCTCAAGGTCTTAATCGTATTAAAGAAGAATGGTCGTTAACCTTTACCAGATCATACAACGAAATTAATGCAATCGATGACTTCCTGACTGAGCGATCAGGCGTTGAATCGTTCTATTGGGTTAATCCAAGAGGCAAGCAGATTGTAGTTGTATGTGACAGTCATACGGTCAAGCGATATCAGGGGCACTGTGTCTTAACTGCTACATTCAGACAAGTATTTGAGGCTTAAGTATCTGGATAAGTAAGTACTAATTTACTATCATTGTGGCGCTGACAGGATGTTAGCGCCTACTTATTTCAAGGATGAAACAATGGGAATTAAAGCTGATATTCAGAGCTTATCTCCCTCTGCACTCATTGAGTTGTTCGTACTGGATATGTCGAACACAACTTCAGGGGGGAAGCTATTCTTCCACGCCGGAACAAACGAACTGATGCAACCGGTCGTCTGGCAAGGGGTGACATACGAGCCGTGGCCAATCAAAGCATCAGGCTTTGACAAAACGGGCCAGGGAACGTTGCCACGTCCAAAAATTCAGGTATCGAACTTTGCCGGAACCGTCTCTGCGGAAGTTCAGGCGAACGACGATCTTGTTGGCTGCCGCATTATTCGCAAGATGACGCTGGCTCGCTTCCTCGATGCCGTTAATTTTAAAGACGGCAACCCAACAGCAGATCCAAACCAACATTTCCCTGATGAAATGTGGTTTATCGAACAGAAAACTCTCGAAACTCATCAGGTTGTCGAGTTTGAATTGTCCAGTGTGTTCGATTTGATGGGGGTGCAACTGCCGTATCGTCAGATCATTAAAAACACCTGCCCGTGGAAATACCGAGGGCCAGAATGCGGATATACCGGTCCATATTTCGACAAAAATAACCAGCAGACGTCTATGTCTGGTGCGGATTACTGCACAAAACGTTATGACGCCTGTAATGCGCGTCGGAATTATTTTGCCGACGGTGTGATCCATTTTGGCGGATTTATTGGAGCTACGCGGTATGGGTAATAAAGCAATCCCTGAGCTTGGCTCTGACGTTATGCAGCAAATCTATCTCTGCGCCATAAATCGCTACCCTAATGAAGCGTGTGGCTTTCTGGTTAGAACTAATGGCGACAAATATCGCTTTATGGAAGCGCGGAATGTTTCGGAGAACCCGCAGAACACTTTTGTAATGCACGTTGACGACATTATGGCGGCAGAGGATGCGGGTGATGTTATCGCAATCTGGCATTCACATACTGATGAATCAGCAGAAGCATCTGATGCCGATCGTGCAGGCTGCGAAGCGACGGAAGTTCCGTGGATGATTCTGGCTATTCGCAAGAATGTTGAGGGAGATGCCCCTTTCCATTTTAGCGAGATGAATGTGATCACACCTGATGGTTTCGAAATGCCATACCTGGGCAGACCGTATGTATTTGGCGTATTCGATTGCTGGATGTTGTGTCGGGACTATTTGAAGCGTGAGTTTAACGTCGAACTAAACCCGAACGCACACCTGCATATTCCATCGTGGTACACCGGCGATAACGACATTCTCGACCAGAACTACCGAAACGAAGGATTGGTACGGCTTGCGCCCGGAACAGAGCCTCAACGTGGGGACATCTTCTTTATCCAATACGGGAAAATGCCTGACCACTGCGCGGTTTATATCGGCGATGGAATGATTCTTCATCACCAGATCGACCGCCTTAGTTGTCGTGCTTATTACGGCGGAATGTATCAGAAACATACGACGCATCACTTGCGTCACAGAGACTTGCTCAAGGGAGATGAGACGTGTCTGAGTTAGTTCATGTGCAGCTTGGCGGCCCTATGGCCAAACATTTTGGCCGCCACTGGCATTTAAAGGTGCGCAATACAAAACAGGCTCTGGATTTAATTGAGGCCAACAAGCCTGGGTTTAAAGCATGGATGAAGCGCAACATCAAAACCTATGACAGATACCACATCCAGATCACCAATAAACAGGGCCACAAGTGGTCTGTGGACGAGAGTGAATATCAGATGATGGGGCAGTCTGACAACATTGCCAAAATCCGCATTACCCCTGTTCCGCGAGGAAGTGGTGGATCTGCTTTTGGGTGGTTTCAGACGGTTGTTGGAGCAGTATTAATGGTTGCCTCGATATGGGTGCCCGCTCTTGCGCCTCTCGGTTTGTCACTGATGATGGGTGGTATAGCGCAAATCATATCTCCGCAAGCCACTAACGAAAGTGTGAGGCAGGCGGATAACTCGAACTCTTATTACTTCGATGGACCTCAAAACACAACAAACCAGGGGAACCCTGTACAGCTTATCTATGGTGAGGAAATTTTAGTTGGCTCACAGGTCGTGAGTTCTTCTATCACCATCGACCAGCTTATGTAATCAAGGATTTTTTGGACATGGAACAGTTCAAGAAGAAAAAATTACCGCTTCTTATTGCCGGTGCTGGTGGCAAGAAAAGTAAAAGCTCCAGCCGTACCCCGGTTGAAGCTGATGATACTGTAAATTCTCGTGCTATGGCAGCCATCCTCGACCTTCTTGGCGAGGGGGTTATCGGTGGCCTGGTAAATGGCGCAAAGTCGATCTTCATCGACGATTTACCGATCTTGAATGAAGATGGCTCTTCCAACTTCAGCGGTATTACATGGGATTTTCGTGACGGCTCACAAGACCAGACGCCAATGGCTGGTTTTGATTTTGTCGAAACGCCTAAGTCCGTAAATATTCAGCTTAAAAAAACACACGACGTTACGGTTTCAATCGATAACGATGAAGCTGATCGCGTTCGTGTCATCATGAAATTCCCCTCTTTACGTAGCGTTGATAAAAGCTCTGGCGATACAAATGGCACTACGGTGAAGTACAAATTCCAGATCGCCAACGGAGACGCAACATTTTCTGATGTAGTGGCAGAAGGTGAGAAAAGCGTTGATATCACGCTAACGGCAAAGAAAACCGGCGTGTATTACCGTAGCTATGAGCTGAAACTGCCTAAACCTGGCCGTGCATACAAGGTTCGGGTGATTCGTCTTACGGATGATAACAGTAGCCAGTACCTCTACAACGATACTTGGGTTGATTCCATCGGTGAGATTGTAGATACCCCCATGAACTACCCTAACTCTGCACTTGTTGGCTTAAAGGTCAATTCAGAGCAGTTTGGTAGCACAATGCCTTCCCGTTCGTATTTGGTGCGCGGTATCAAAATTCGAGTGCCGTCAAACTACAACGAATACACCAATACTTATGTCGGCGTATGGGACGGTACTTTTAAGCTGTTGTCTTCTTCAAACCCTGCGTGGATTCTCTACGATTTGCTTACCAATACTCGGTATGGTCTTGGGCAATTTGTGTCGGAATCCATGATTGACCTCGGCCAGCTCTACCAGATTGGTCGATATTGTGACGAAGAGGTCGATGATGGCTTTGGGGGTAAAGAGAAACGCTTTGCAATCAATACGCAGATCACCAGTCGACAAGACGCATACCGATTAATTCAGGATATTGCCGGTGCATTCCGCGGCATGGTGTTTTGGGCTGGTGGCATGGTTAACATCATGCAGGATAGCCCATCAGATCCAGTAATGATGTTTACCAACTCCAACGTCAAAGATGGACTGTTTACCTATAAAGGTTCTGCGCGTAAAGATCGCCCATCCGTTGCGCTCGTAACCTACAACAACAAGGAGGACGGTTATAAGCAAAACATCGAGTACGTTGAAGATCAGGACGCAATGCGCCGTTATGGTGAGCGTAAAACAGAAGTCGTAGCATTTGGATGTACAAGCCGAGGCCAGGCTCACCGAGTTGGTTTGTGGCTTTTGTATACCGCCAGAATGGAGTCGGATGTAATTACATTTACTGCCGGCTTAGACGCCTCATTTCTGATGCCCGGTGAAACCGTTCTGATTCAGAACAAATATCGTGCAGGTAAACGTAACTCCGGTCGAATTGTGGAGTTTACCAAAAACAGCATCACTCTCGATGCGCCTGTGTCGTTAGCTAAAAGCGGCAGCTTTATTCGGATATTGAATCAGGAAGGCAAAATCGTTGAGCGCGATGTTCTTGAAACTGGCGAAAACATAACAAAGGTTACGTTTTCAAAAGCTCTGTCGTCAGCGGAAACGCCTGTTTTGAACGGTGTCTGGACAATTACAGAACCAGATCTCGAACCTATGCGCGTTCGCATCGTTAACATCGCTCAGGGGGAAACGTCGGGTAGCTTTGACATCACCGCTGTTGAAAACAATCCGTCTAAATATGAGGCGATCGACAATGGTGCAACGCTTATCCCGCAGAATACGACGGTATTGGACCCGACTTACTCCAAGCCGTCTAATTTGCAAATCACTGAAGGGACTTACCTCTCAAGCCCGGGCAACCTGTCAGTAAAACTGACTGCAACATGGGAAGGGAAATCTCCAGAGTATTGGATCAGTTGGCGACGTTCTGATGAAAACAATGTATCGAACTGGCAATCGGCGCGTGTAACCGAAGAGCAATACGAAATCGTTAATGTCGCGGAGAATGGACGCTACGACTTCCAACTGTATGCGGTTTCATTCAACGGTAAAAAAACAGAAATTATCAGTACCGTTTATCAGGTGCTGGGCACAATGACACCGCCGGATGCACCAACGTCATTAACGGCCGTTGGAGACTATCGTAATGTGATACTGAATTGGGTTAATCCAGATTCGGTAGACCTTGATCACATTAATGTTTACGCATCCCAGACCAACAATCTGGATACGGCGAAACTGATCGCAGAGTCTGCAAGCACCACCTTTACACATGCTGGTCTTGGGGATAGCGAAACGTGGTATTACTGGGTTCGAGCATCGAACAAGCGAGGTATGTTAAGCCCTCCGAACTCAAACTTGGGTACAGAGGCGACAACTCGCGATGTACTGTCGTTCCTGGCTGGCAAAATTACATCTTCCGAGCTTGGTCAGGCTCTGCTTGAGGACATCAACAGCAAAGCCTCTCAAGAAGCAGTTGACGAGTTAAATGAGCATATCAACCAGAGCGTCGAATCTTTGGAGGGGGCGGTAAACGACGTTAAGGAAGATATAGCTGAATTAGATAAGCAGTTCAGCGATAACCTCGCGGGTTTTGAAATAAAATTCAACGAGCGTAGCGATGCTTTGGAGAACGCACAAACCGAGCTTAAAGGTGAGGTTTCGGCAACGATCGACAAGGTCAATGAAGCGTTTGAAAAAATTGATGCTACTGATGCTGCAATTGTTGAAATCGAAAACACCGTATCTGAACACGATAAAGCTCTCGCTAATACAGTCGAGGCAATAAAGGCTGCAAGAGACGAAGCGGCGGCTCTTATTGCTAAGGAAAGCGAGGCTCGTGTTGAAGGTGATGCCGCAAACGCTAAACAACTGGAAGTGTTGCAGTCGACGGTAGAGGAAAGTTCCGCAGCCGTTGAAGAAATGAAAAAGACGGTTGCAGAGGTCGATCGTGCCAGTGCAGAACTGACTACGAACATTGAGGCGTTAGCTAAAACAAATATTGACCTGGCTCTTCGTCAAGATGAAGACCAGCACAAGCAGATGGTCAATAACGCGAAGATCGCAACAACACAGAAAACCTTTGCTGATGATATGTCTGCAATGGCCACGAAGGTTGAGGAAATTCGCGTAGAAATTGGCGAAGACATTAAGGCCAGTATTCTGGAAGAGTCCACCGCTCGTGCCGATGGCGATGAAGCGTTGGCAAAGCGTGTCACTCAGCTGCAATCTAAGTTTGAAGGAGATATCAGCGCGGCGATTAGTACAGAACAGGAGGCTCGTACATCTGCCGATGAAGCTTTGACGAAACAAATAACTCAGCTTGAGTCGAAAGTAAGCAACGATATTGTCGCAGCCATTAAGGAAGAGCAAGAAGCCCGAGCAACGGAAGATTCGGCTCTGGCAAGCCAGATCACCCAACTTCAGGCAAAAGTTGATGATGATATTTCTGCTGCAATACGCAGTGAGCAGGAGGCGCGTGCGAGCGGAGACTCTGCGTTAGCTAAACAAATAAACCAGCTTCAAGCAAAGGTTGACGGTGATATATCCGCCGCCATCACTCAGGAGCAGGAGGCTAGAGCAAGTGCTGACGAGGCGCTCTCACGAGAAATTAACAGCCTGCGGGCGCAGACCGGAACTGACATTGTCGCAGCCGTTGCTGTAGAGACAAAGGCAAGGACTGACGCCGATAGTGCATTGTCCAGCCAGATTACATCTCTTACAGCAAAAGCTAATGATCTCGAGGCGTCTCTTGCCAAAGAAACAACGGCTCGTGCAGATGGCGATACCGCTTTAACAAAAGAGGTTTCAAGTTTAAAAGCACAGACTGCGAAAGATATTAGTGCGGCCGTTGCAGTGGAAACGCAGGCTCGAACTGATGCTGACTCGGCGTTGTCATCTCAGATCACCAAGCTGACCTCTCAATACAAAGAGGATATTAAAGCGGCTGTAGCAACCGAAACGAAAACGCGTACAGAGCAAGATGCGGCATTGGCGACTCAAATCACAAACTTAGAGTCTCAAACAGCAGCCAACATTTCTGCGGCGGTCACAACTGAAACGACAGCGAGAACGCAGGCAGATAATGCTCTAAGTGGGCGAATCGATACTCTGAAAGCAGAGGTGGATGGAAATACCGCGACAATTCAACAGCAGGCAACAGCCATTGCTGATACCAACAAAAAAGTCTCAACCGCGTGGACGTTGAAAATGGAGACTTCAACGAGCGGAGGGCAGAAGTATGTTGCCGGTATTGCGCTTGGTATCGACACCACCGGTCTTTCTCAGTTTTTGGTGCAGGCGGACAGATTTGGTTTGGTCAACTCTGTTAACGGGAAGATCACCACGCCATTTGTTATCGAAAACAGTATCGCCTATATGAATGGTGCGTATATCAAGGATGGCACAATCACCAATGCAAAAGTAGGCGATCTGCAATCTACCAATTTTGTTAGCGGTAGATCTGGATGGCGGTTCGGCAAAAATGGAACGCTTGAGATCAACGGTAATAGCGGCGGCAATGGGCGATTGGTTATAAATGGTCAGCGGATTGACGTTTATGACGATAACAACGTCTTACGAGTAAGAATTGGCCTTCTGTGATGGTAGAAAAAAATATTTATATCGGTAAAAATAAGTATGTACTTACTTAATGGTGGGCAAGGATAGCCCACCAAATCAAGGAGCATATTCAACATGTGGTACAGGGAAGGTACTATCACATTTACACAGGGTAGTAATACTCTGGTTGGGGTTGGGACAGCCTGGAACGTAACAGCTAATGGTGTGTTGCCGGGGATGATCGTCATTGGCCCCGACAATAAGCTGTATGAGATCAAGCGCGTAACAAGCGATACGAACATTGTTCTCTCAGAACCTTATACCGGTGAAACTCAGTCTGAAGTTCCGTGCCGAATCATTACTACCTATGAAGGCGACTTAACACAGTTTAGCGCGCGCTTTACCGCGCTAATGTCGCGTATGTCGGCTGATTCCAAGTCCATGCGTAGTTGGTTGACTGCTCTGGATGAGGTGACAATCGAGCGTGAAGACGGTACAGAAGTGACCGTTAAGCCGCTGATGCAGATCGTCAACGAGCACAACGAAAACGTTGAGTGGTATAAAAATAACACTGACGCGATTGATGCCGCTGGTGACAAAGCTCGTGAGGCGGCGGCCAGTGCTGCCGCAGCAGCAGAAAGCGCCAATACCGCTGGAGAAAAAGCCTCTCAAGCGTCTCAAAGTGCATCCGCTGCGGCATCCTCACAAAGTGCCGCAAGTGCGAGTGCAACTGCTGCGAAAAAATCTGAAACGAACGCAGAATCAGCATATCTAGCGGCAGCAGAATCAGCGTCTGTAGCGTCGACCAAAGCATCGGAGGCAGCAACATCTGCGTCCAGTGCCTCTGCATCTAAGGATGCAGCCAAAGCATCAGAGACTAACGCTTCATCGAGTGCAAACGCGGCTGCATCATTTGCAACAGAAGCTGAAAATTCGTCTAAGGCAGCAAAAGCGTCAGAGACAAACGCAAAAGCATCTGAAACGGCAGCCGGGCAGAGTGCATCGTCTGCAAACAGTTCGAAATCTGCGGCAGAAGCGTCAGCAAGCGCAGCCTCAGCAAGTGCGGATAGTGCTTCATCAAGTGCAACTGCGGCAGGAAAATCTGCGGAAAGCGCGTCGTCGTCAGCGACAACAGCTACCGCAAAAGCGACTGAGGCGACGAATCAGGCTACAGCCGCTAAAAATTCAGCATCGGCAGCAAAATCCTCTGAAACAAATGCAAAGGCTTCTGAAGATAATGCCGCTTCCTCTAAAGAGGCAGCTGCTGAATCTGCAAGTTCTGCGTCTGCATCAGCCACCTCGGCATCCGCTTCAAAAGATGAGGCGACCAAGCAGGCATCAGCTGCGAAGGGGAGTGCTTCAACGGCATCCACGAAAGCAACAGAGGCGGCAGGCAGTGCGACGGCTGCATCTCAGAGCAAAGCTGCTGCTGAATCCGCTGCGACCCGTGCAGAAGCTGCCGCTGATCGTGCTGAAGAGATTGCCGGTGCCGTTGCGATGGAAGACGCAAGCCTTACCACCAAAGGTGTTGTGAAACTTAGCAGTGCTGTCGACAGCACCAGTGAATCGCTGGCCGCAACGCCAAAAGCAGTTAAAGCAGCCAATGACAATGCGAATAGCAGGGTGCCATCTAACCGAAAAGTTAACGGTAAAGCACTGACTGCGGATATCACATTAACGCCGAAAGATATTGGTACTTTAAATTCAGTAACGATGTCTTTCTCTGGCGGGGCTGGGTGGTTCAAACTGGCTACGGTTACCATGCCACAAGCGAGTTCCATCGTTTACATCGCATTGATTGGTGGCGCTGGTTACAACGTCGGCTCCCCACATCAGGCAGGCATTTCAGAACTGGTTCTACGAGCAGGCAATGGAAACCCCAAAGGGATTACCGGTGCTTTGTGGAAGCGTACAGCCGTCGGATTAACGAATTTCGCCTGGATCAACACATCCGGCGATACATATGATATTTACGTTGAGATTGGCAATTATGCGACTAGTGTAAATATCCATTGGGATTGTACTGCAAATGCGACAGTTTCTATTTATACATCGCCAACATATTCAGCGAGTAAGCCTTCCAGCGTTACCGATGGTGTTGTTTATACGATGTATAGCACACATCAGAAACCGACGCCGTTAGATATTGGAGCACTGCCAACAACCGGAGGAACAGTTTCAGGTCCGTTGTCTGTTACTGGTGGGATCACCGGAACATTAAATGGTAATGCAAGTACAGCAACGAAATTGCAGACGGCAAGATCTATCGGTGGAGTTGGTTTCGACGGTTCTGCAAATATCAACCTTCCAGGTGTAAATACTACGGGTAATCAGAACACCACTGGTAATGCTGCAACTGCTACAAAACTTCAGACGGCAAGAACTATCGGCGGCGTGAGCTTTGATGGTACTGCGAATATTAATTTGCCAGGTGTTAATACGACTGGTAATCAGAATACAACGGGCAACGCGGCTACTGCAACGAAGTTGCAGACTGCGCGTACTATCAATGGGGTGTCGTTTGACGGCTCGGCAAATATTTCCTTGTCGCCAGCAAATATAGGTTGCCCGGCATCTCCTACTGGTTGGTTAACTACAGGAAGTAATGGCGGAGCAATAACAACAGCACAGTTAGTGACGTTATTGCAAAATAATGGAGCATTTAACACAAAGTGCGTGGGCCTATGCCAATAGTGCAACCATACCAAATAGTGAAACTGGTTGTGGCGTTATTCCATTGGCAGGAGCTGTTATAGAGGTATTTAATAACGGTAGTAGCTCAAACAATTATACGATCCGTATAACAACGGCCACAACGACGAGTGTCTCTGGTGCTCTCACTAATGCGGAGTTTATCTATGTATTTAATGGCACAGATTATTCTCCGGGATGGCGAAGAGTATATAACACGAAAAACAAACCAACAGCCTCTGATGTCGGTGCATTACCTCTTACCGGTGGTACATTATCTGGAGGTTTGACATCTTCTGGCGAGATCATTTCAAAATATGCAAATGGTTTCCGCATTGCTTACGGTAGCTTTGGGTTCTTTATCCGTAATGATGGATCGAACACATATTTCATGCTAACAGCATCAGGAGACACATTAGGTTCATGGAACGGTTTGCGACCTATTACAATTAATAATACCAGCGGTGCGGTATCAATTGGTAATGGACTAAATGTGACTGGTGGCGTAAATGGTAGTTTGAACGGTAATGCTTCAACAGCTACGAAGTTGCAAACAGCGAGAAACATCAATGGTGTTAAGTTTGATGGCTCAGGCGATATCAACATTAATACACTGGTATCTCGTGGCCGAGTTACGGCATTAAGCGGCTCTACTCAAGGCACTGCTGGCATTCAAATGTACGAGGCGTACAACAATAGCTACCCGACCACGTATGGCAACGTATTGCACATGAAAGGTGCGAGTGCTGCTGGTGAGGGCGAGTTGCTTATTGGCTGGAGTGGTACGAGCGGTGCACATGCGCCAGTTTTCATTCGCTCACGAAGAGATACCACAGATGCGGCATGGTCAGCGTGGGCGCAGGTATATACTGCTAAGGATTCAATCCCTGGTGTGAATACAACCGGTAATCAGAATACTACTGGTAATGCCGCAACAGCCACAAAATTGCAGACAGCAAGGAAAATTGCTGGTGTGGCGTTTGATGGCTCTGCCGATATTACTTTGACTGCGGCTAACCTTAATGCTTATACGAAAACAGAGGTAACAAACCTTCTAAGTTCCTATGCAAGCAGATCATCACTGACAGGCTATAGTGGCAACCTGGATATTATTGCTGAAACACTGGTTGTCAAATCAGGCGGTAGTGGAGGGTTTGCTATATGGGATATTGGCACAACTACTAGCGGTGCCAATATGTACATTGATCCAAACCCAGGTATCAATACAGTTTGGCGTTCAACATCTTCAAGGCGCTATAAAAAGGATATTGAAACATTACAAGATCGATATGCTGATGAACTTTTGTCATTAAGACCTGTTTGGTATCGTTCAATTTGTCGAGGTGACCGAAAGGATTGGGGGTATTACGGCCTTATTGCTGAAGAGGTTGGTGAGATTGCCCCGCAATATGTCCATTGGCGTGAACCAACAAATAATGATTCTCCAGAAGATATTTCCTCAAATGGTATGGTCGCTGAAGGAGTGATGTATGAGCGTTTGGTTGTACCACTCATTCATCATATTCAGCAATTGACCAAAAGGGTTGAGGAGCTTGAAACGAAGTTAAATTCACCTAAAGAATAAACAACTTCAATCGGGGCTGGAACTAAACCAGCCCCTGCTTAAAAGTATAAGGATATATTTATGAGCTATGGTGCACAGGTATGGTCGCCATCAAGACAGGAGATGGTCGATGCGTTGGCCCCTGTTTATTACCTCGATTATTTTACTCCCTCTGGTTCTGGAAGTAGAACATATGAGGTTGAGGCGGGATTGGGAATCGACTATTACATAATGGACGTAACCAATGGGAAATACACAAGTCTTACGGTTTCTGGAAATACCATTTCATGGTCTGGAGCTAGTGGCAATTTAAACATATTGGTTTTTCAAAAATAATGTACGGAAGCAAGATATATCGATCTGACGGGAAGGTCTGGATGTCTCCTTCTTTGTCTCCTATCGTTTTTCAGAGAAAGCAGGTTGTTTCTTTGTCTGGCGGGACAGAGTTTAACACCCAAATATCTCCAGATCGTTCACCGATGATTTTTGTTGCCTATTCGAAAGCTGTTTCATTAATAGCCAACAGAATAGTGCGTAACAACCAGGTGATTTACAGTTTCGGAGGTCAGGGTAGCGACTCTAGTGCCACGATATACGTATTTTCGAAAGGTATAGCCAAAAAAGAAACTTGGGGCATGAGTTTTTTCAATGCGCGAGGAGAGGAGATCTATAATACGGCAAATATCCCACTTTCATTTACCTTTCTTAATAATACGGAGTGGAACAGTTCTGGAGGGCATGTTTTTGATTACCCGCCAGCGATAATCCCAACATATGCAAATGTGTTCGCGGTTCCAGTACCGGGCGGGGCCATGACAATGGTTTATGGATATGCGGCATATGGAAATACTGTTAGTTCCATATTCGTAAACCAACTTAATGGCGGCCATAGTTTTAGCGTAAATGGCAGAGTACCGGTAATAAATAGAAATCTGTATAACTGATGAGTAAACGATGAAAAGATTATTTCTAACAATAGCTGTTGTTCTCTCTCTTACTGGCTGTCAGAAATTGCCGACACCCATATGTTATGGTGAGGCTATCATTGGTGGACAGGAGACAGTCATACCCATATATGCTGTTAAAAAAGTGAACGACTATACCTTATACAAAGCGGGTAGCATCTATAACTGGCGATGGGTTGGAGTAGGTGCTTTCTCATCAGTCCGTTGCAATGTTGAATGATAAGTAAGTACACACCTACAACAAGAAGGTGAAATGTGATATAAATCCGCCATCCCGATTTGACTTTTCATGGAGGAAAACATGTCGAACGAGATGGCGGGCGTTACAACAGAGCAAGTTGAGCGTATTGCCGCGATCGTTGCTCGGGAGGTTGTTGGCAAATTAGGTAAAGAGCTACGTGAAGAAATTGGCCAGGAGGTCAATGATCAGCTGAAAACCTACTTTGGTGATATGACCCCGGCGCAACATAGTATTCAACACTCCAACCTGGACAAACTCCTTAACCGGTTAGATTCCATCTCCAGTGGGTTCTTTGGCGGCATTGTTTCTAAAATAACGTCGTTCATTATTACTGCACTGCTTTTGGGGTTAGCCGCGTATGGCGTAAAAAATGGACTGCAATAACAGGAGATCAAGGATGAAGACTCCGAGAGGCATTCGTAATAATAACCCCGGTAATCTTGATAAAGGATCACCGTGGCAAGGTCTGATTGCGAATCCAGACGAACCGCGCTTTTGCACGTTTAAAGACCCTGTTTGGGGGATTCGTGCGCTGGCGGTGACTCTAATTACCTACCACGACAAACGTCGCGCAAAAGACGGCTCAAGTATCGATACCATTCGTGAAGTTATTGAACGTTGGGCACCGCCGAATGAAAACAACACTGACGCCTACATTAATGAGGTGTCTAAAGCCGTTGGTGTAACCGCAGACATGATCATCGATCTGCATGATTACGACATTCTTCGACCTTTGGTTGAGGCAATCATTCGCCATGAGAATGGGCGAGGTCCGCTAAAAACGCTGAACACCTGGTATGCGGCAGAAGTTATTGAGGAAGGTCTGCGTCGAGCTGGCGTCGTTAAGCCGGTGAAAACCGTGAAGGCTGTTCCTGTAACTAAAGAAACTGCAGGCGCAACTGTTACAGCAGGTATTGGTCTGGCGCAGCTGGCCGATGTTATGCCGCAGGTTTCCGCTGCTATGGATAAGGCACAAGGTCATATCTCTAGCGGGGATACAGTACGCATCATCTTCGGCATTGCCACTATTGTTGTGGCCGGATTCATTGCCTGGTCGCAGGTAAGAAGACACCAGAAAGGGATGGTCTAATATGCTAGGCAGCCTGATGACAAAGCTAAAAGTTGCTTTGATTACGCTGGCTGCCGTTCTTTTCGTTCTGGTCGGCGCTTACACGATGGGCGGAAATGCGGCGCGACGAGCAATGGAAGAGAAGGCAAAACAGGAAGACAGGAAACGACTTCAAAGCACATTGGACGTCAAAAATGAAACACTTGATGAGTTACGGAGCAAGGATGCTTCTACTGTTCATCATGAGTTGCACAATAAGTGGTTGCGTGATTAAGCCTCAACCCGCTGGTGTGCTTTTCTGCGATGCGGCTACACCGCTATACATCAGCCGTGATGATCTCATGACCGAAGAGACTGAAAGAGAGGTACTTTTTCACAATATGATAGGGGAGCGATTGTGTGGATGGGGCAGAAAAGTACCATAACAGAAGAGGAGTTTTCTAACATAAAATTTGCATATTATTAGAGCACAAGGTAGATTTGGCACATGGATGTCAAGTAAATCATCCCTTGCATTAATGCTGCGACGCATACTCGTAGCCTCTAAACCCTGACAAGGGTCGCCGCTATGACATTAAGTTAATACCGGCTAAGGTGGACACATGCTGAACGAAAAACGTTCTATACAAACAATTCGCGATTGCACGAGTGTTATCGCAACTCATGTGCTGAATAAGCGCAAACTTGAGGTGCGTAAACTTAACAACGATGCGACTGCGCCAAAAGACACTCGCTTCATCGTAACTTTCAAAGACGATGTTGAGAATGCTGGTGCCAGTGTAAAACCGTTGGCTGAAGCGATTTTCCTGAACGATCGTGTTCGTTTCATTGTGAAGCCAGCAAAACAATACCCTGAATTAGCACGGTTTAGTGACCAATTCTCTGAAATTATTGAGAGTGCAATTCGCCGCTTTCTTAATACTCATGGTAGCATTGTCAGCAATACAACTGCTGATGGTACTGCTCTAAGATGGCACCTACACTAGAACGCACATACTCTAAAAATCTTTATGAGTTTCCTCACCGTGGGGAAACTCGCGTTTCACGTTTTGGCTACCTCATCAACGAAGCATCGCTTTTCAAAATATCCGAAATAACCATTATCGAGCCTGATGATGATATCTGTCTGTATATCCTGATGGAGAAAGTTGGAGCACGAGATCAGGGTGAACTGATGGACTTCATTCTGGACAGAGGCGAAGATGGAATGTCTGATTCGGACATTATTCAAGCAATTCTGCGTTCCGACATGCTCGATCAGAGCAGAAACACGATAGCAGGCAGAATTGCATTGCGTGAATACACATTCATCGAGGATGGGGTAGAGATTGACTGCTATCAGATTGCAGGTGTTGAGACAGAAAGAGCAATAAGGCAAAGGGGACTGTGCAACCTCACGTATCGCTTCCTCCTTCATTGGTACGAACATCTTGTCTGTGATTACAATCAGACCATTCCTGGCGCAAAAATCTGGGCCGGTCCATTAATGCGAACAGGTGATGTAAGAATTTACAACGCAAAAACTGAGACGTTCGAGGATGTGTTAGGCGAATATGGGATGGGAAAAGAAACCGGCTTTTTGCCGTGGAACAGAGGATTGTTACTTGATCCAGAATTAAGCTCTTGGTTTCCAAATAAGGTGCAAGTTAACGTTGAGAAATTTATCGTACTTATCATCTCCCGCAAAACAAGAACCCCAGTTGGTTTATATCTAAAAGATTAACAATTAGGCGACTTCGGTCGCCTTTTTTGTTAACAGCCATTGATTCTCGCCTAAAAATTCTAAGGCAGCACCTACCATTTAACCTTTACACCGCAGCCGTAGGCATTTAGGCTATATCACATATAAGAAAACAAGTTGTTTCAGACGATAATTATATACGCAAAGGGAACTCTCTAATGACCAAGATCTTTGTGGTTGGCGGCACAAAGGGCGGGCCTGGCAAATCCACCGTTGCCCAGCAAATTGCCGTTTGCCTGAAAGTCAAAAAGAAGAAGAAGGTTTATATTACCGATATAGATATTCAGCGCACGACAACGAGCTGGTGTGAAGACCGTCGACAGAACGAAGACCTTGAGCTGATTCCTTTTGCATACGTCCAGGATGACATCATTAAGCACCTAAAATCGCTTCAGGGTAGAGCTGAGTTTGTAGTGGTAGATGCTGGTGGCTTTGACTCCGAAATTCAGCGACAAGCGATGCTGATGGCCGACGTTATCATTATCCCGCTTCGTCCTAAGCGTCGTGATTTGAAATCTCTGCGTGACATCGATCCTATTATCGACAATGTTCGTAATGTAAACGATAAAGTGAAGGTCCGCGCGGTCATGAACCAGTGCCCGGCTTTGCCATCACAAGTGTCTCGCATTCTGGCGGCTAAAGAGATTGTCGAGACGTTTGGCATCGAGTCTGCGCCAGTCAATCTATATAACCGCAACGTCTACGATGATGCGGAAGAGTCTGGTCGTTCTATCTTCGAAATGACCGGTAGCGAGCGCGACAAAAAGGCTGAAGCCGAGTTTGAAGAATTTGTAGATTATCTGTTGAGTCTGGAGGAAGAAGAATAATGTCCATGAAAATGGGTGACCTAGCAAAGCGCAAAGAGCCTGATGCACCGGCTAAGAACACAACTCCTTTGCGCCAACCAGTCAGACCACAGGGACGCCCGACTCGTGGCAAAGAGAAAATTAAAAGCCGCACAATGTCACTGGAAGACGAATACTTCGAACTGCTGGAGATGATGAAGTTCATCCCTCGCTTCGAGAAGTTCACTCGTTCTGACGTGATTCGAGCAGCCATTTTCCATCTGGCAGAGAAGTCACCGCAGGAAATCGAGGACATCGTGAAGCTTAACGAGGCGATCACAGCTGCCGACGTTACGATGCGTACCGATGAAATTAAACGAGAGTTGATGAAGAAAGGTTGATTATATTGGGCGTTTGTTACGCCCAATATATGAATTAAAGGATTGATACTAATGGAATCGATAGAATCATTTCTAAAAAATTTTCTAGTTTCAGATCATCGGGTTGCCGTCATAAAAGGAGATTGGGGCGTTGGTAAAACTCATTATTGGAATAGTTTTTATACTAAGCATTCTGAAGGATTAGATTTTAATGCATATTCGTATGTTTCTTTGTTTGGGGTTAACTCTATTGGTGATATTAAAAAAGCTCTTTATCATTGTGCCACACCAATTAATGAAAAGAAATATAAAGAACTAATTTTATCTGAAACGGATCGAACTATGATTCGTTATAGAAATGGGTTTTGGGGATGGTTGAAATACAACTCCTTGTCAAAATTTTTAATACATTTCGGAAAGAACGATTTTTTTGGGTTCAAAACAGATAACCTGCTGTCATCTCTTGAGTATAAATTTGTTAATAATTATTTGGTTTGTATTGATGATGTTGAAAGAAAAGGTAATTCGCTAGAAGTTAAAGAAATTATGGGGGTAATTGATGAATTAGCAAGAAGAAAAGGTTGCAAAGTTGTTCTAATTTTAAATGAAGATAATTTACATGATGAAACTGCAAAAAAACAGTTTTTAGAGTACAGAGAAAAAGTAATTGATGTCGAAATAAAATACGATCCTACGCCTGAGAAGAACTTACGTAAAGTTTTTTATGAAACTGATTCTGATTTTCTTTTGTTAAAAGTCTTAGCAAATGACTTAGGCATTAAAAATATCCGTATATTAAATAAAATAAAAACATCTCTGGTTAATCTTAGGAATGAGCTAAGCTTGGCAGAGGATAAGGTTAGAGAAAGTTTTATCAATAGATTGGTTCTGTTTTCAGTGGTTTACTATTCTGGTGTTCCAGGTGTTGATTATGCCTTGTTTAAAGAATCAATTAAAAACATACATGTATTTGATTACATGTTAGATGATAAAAAGGATGATTCTGTATATTCATTTATTAATAGTCTTGATGTTATTTATGAACGAGCGGAAATTGCTTTCGATGATGACATAGATTTTTATCTCAAGAATGGTTATCTTTCTACTGAAAGCAATATTCGAGGTATAATAGAAGAAAAAAATAAACAATATAAAGAACACAAGGCTTTATGTGATGTTAACAATGTTTGGGATATTTTTAGTGACTCATTCAAGGACAATGAATCTGAGTTTATTTCTAAGATAAAATGTGTAATTAACGACAATCTTTCACACATACCTGTTGCTCACTTCATAGGCTTGATTGATATCTTAAATAGATTGGAGATTGATTGTGATAGTTATATAGAGGCATATGCAGATGCCTTTGTTAGCCAAGATGATGCTTATACTGCTTTTCGGAATTTGTATGTAGAGATATTTGGTAACGAAAAGTTAGGTCTGCTAATTCAAAAAAAATTGATGGATAAGAAGCCTGAAGAGACTAATTTAGAGAATGTTTTATACAAAATAATTGAAGGCAAATTTAATCATAGTGACATAGCATATCTTAACAGTTTCTCTGAAGATGATTATTTAAAGTGGATACTATCCCGCAATCAGGATGCTTTGGATTTAGTGAGAAAGGGGTTGCTCAGATTCAAAAGTATGCAAGAACTAACAGAAGAACAGCAAAAAATCACGAATAAAGCAATAGGTGCATTAACGAAACTGGCCTCTAGATCAAGTCTTAACAAACTACGTGTGAGCAGATTGCTTAATAATTAAGTATTCATGACCTGTTTCTGTATATATATAAATAATAAGTAACTTATTAAATATACGGAAGCAGGTCTTTCAAAAGATACCCACCAGAACAACTCCCTTCCGTTTCCACTTCCAAAAACTGCCACCAATCGCTATCATCAGCTCATTGTGATAAGTAAGTAACTACCTACCAGGTGAGCCACATGAGCCAAATCTTTTTCGACACCATCGACAACGACCAGTACGACTTCATGACAGAGTGGAATACCGCTGTTATGGATAAGTGGGTTGCTGAAAACATTGGTTTGTCGCGCTGCAAAGACGAGGCTGAACTCTTCGATACGAAGTGGTTTGATTACCGCGACATGCATCCTCTTATGGCCACCTGTCTGTTTACGGAGGCATACAAACGTCAGTACTCAAATATCATGCTGACGCACGGTCGCGAACACTTTGAAACAGCTCCGTTCACCACCGGGTTAAAACGCCTGCCTTATCAGGAGTTGTCGACTGCCAATAAAACGTCGCTATGGAAAGCACGCCAGTTTGCTGACCGCTATTGTTGCTCATACGACTACTTTATCTCCACCGTGCTTTCCGCAGCTGCACGACGTTTGTGGGACAAGCTGCCTCGCCCACAGCATTTGTGGCAGCCAGAACTGATTGAGATATTTGAAGAGAAATTAGCCAGACGCGCAACAACCCGTCTGGATGACTCTCTGGTTAGCTTTAAGCATATGGGAGACATGCAGTTCAACCCGATTCAGGAAAGCTATTTTGAGTGGATTCTGGAGCGTTTACGCGCCATCCCCCGCAGCAAGCGCATACGCGCAATTTTCTCCGCTATCTGGCTAATGGAAATCGTTCCAGAGCGCCTTATTTCCGCCCACTTTCCAGAAGAACTGGAAGAAGCACGGCGGTTTATTGATCCCCTATCTAATTAACTAATACTAGAAAACAATTTGTTTAAAAAAACAAAGGAAAGCACATGACCGAACTTTGCCATACAGGACGCGGGCTGTCCGAAGAGTTTGATGAAGATTTCCAGAACAGACTGACGGCATATTTTTGTCGTGATCACGAGTTTCTTACTCGTGCGGGAGATCTGGTTGTGCCTAGCCAATTTGCCAATGCGGCCAATGCCATATTGGTTAATATGGTTTCGGGCTATTACCGTATGTACAAGAGCGCGCCCTCTTCATCTGCGATTCTGGATATGCTTAAGCGTGCGAAACGCGATAAGACTATCCGTGAGGAACTATTCGCCGATGTTGTTGCTGCGTTTAAGCGCATCCTTGCAGAAAAATTGTCCGATACCTCGTACATGGTTGACCAAGTATCAACCTTCGCAAAAAGCGTAGCGTTTGATGATGCTCTGATTAAGGCTGCTGAACTGAAAGAGAAAGGCGACTTTCAGGGGGCGATGGCAATCATGGCCAAGGTTCAGCAGATTGGATCGAACGAAGCGACCGGAATCTATGACTACTACACCTCCGCAAGTGAGCGATTGAAAGCGCGTGAATATGAGGCTTCAGAGGAGTATGTGCCAAACAGCATTACAACTGGACTCCCTCTGCTCGATAGGTTGCTGTACCAAAAAGGCTGGGCGAAGCGAGAAATGGTGCTCTTCATGGGGTTCGCTAAATCCGGTAAATCGACCGCAATGGGTGAGTTTTCCATAAACGCAACGCTTGCTGGCTACAATGTTCTGTATCTCTCGCTGGAGGTTCACACCACCATTTTATCCGACCGTTTTGATGCAAGATTGTCGGAGACGGAAATGTCCAAGCTGGTGGAACGGCGCGATGAGGTTCATCGTAAGTTGGCAGAGTTGGGAGCCACGAAGGGGATTGGTAGTTTGTGGGTGGTTGAGCGTCCGTCAGGAAGTATGTCACCGGCAGATCTGGACCGTATGCTTAACAGCATGAAAGCCAACGGCATGGTGCCTGACATGGTTGTTGTCGACTACGCAGATTTGATGCGTGCCAGTTATGACCTTCGTGATGATCGCGCCAACATTCGTAGTATCTACACCGATTTACGTGCTCTTTATGACAAACATAACGTTGCTGGAATCACGGCATCGCAGACAAACCGTGAAGGTGGCGCGTCAGAAGTTGCCACAATGATGCACGCCGCCGACAACATCGAAAAAGTACGTATTGCTGACCTGGTAATAACGATCAACAAAACCGAAGAAGAAGAAGCGAAAGGAGAGGCTCGTCTCTACTTTGCTGGTTCACGTAACCAGCAGGGAGGGATCAGCATTCGTGTTAAACAAAACCTCGAACAAATGCGCTTCATTGAGCGAATCTTAGACGTTACCTAAAAAATAAGCGTGGAGAACACCTCCACGCTTGATTCATTGGTGAAACAACTTTTCTTTTGCCAAACCACAAAAGAAAAACACATGAGCCTTTATGTTATATCAACATTTAGGTTGGTCACAATATTGCCTGTTAAAAGTGGAATTATCGTGAGCGAGCTGAAAGAGATAATTACCGAATTAGATTTTGAACAATGGTTGGACACTGAAGGTATCGTTTATCGACGTGGAGGCGTGAGTTCTCGCGGTCGTGAAGTGAATATCAAAGAGTGTCCGGTATGCGGCAGCTCCAACTGGAAGGTATATTTCAATCTGACCAGTGGCGTCGGCAAATGCTTTGCTGGTGATCATCCCGAAGAGATTCAGTTCAATAAGCTGGTCTTCCTCAAGCACTACAGCGGTAAATCACGACGACAGTTCGAGGAATATGTGCAGAACGCTCTTCTTTCCCAGGGGTGGGCACCAAAGAAAGAAGAGATAGTGCTTGCAAGCACAGTCGAGTTAGAGGGACCACTTGCACTCCCTCGTCATTACGAACTTCCTATAGATGGCCGTCTTCCAGACTATCTGGTTGAACGAAACATATCGCCTGAAATGGCAAAGTATTTTGACCTACGATACTGCGTCGAAGGCAAGCACGCTTATGTAGATCCGTATACAGATCAGGTAAAAGGACAGATATTCGATATGCGAGTACTGATACCGGTTTACGATCTGGATGGGGTAATGAAGACATTTCAGGGACGAGACATTACCGGTACAGCAGACCGCCGCTACCTCTTTCCTATGCAGCTTCCAGCTTCAGGTAAGTTTCTCTACAACGGCCATAATGCAGTTGGCAAACAGACTGTAGTTGTCTGTGAGGGTGCGTTCGATGTTATGGGAGTTAAACGAGCTATTTTTGATGAAGAAACATTACGTGATTACGTGGAACCGATAGGAACGTTCGGGATGCATCTATCTGGTAACACCACTCAGGATGCAGAAGATCAGTTAGGCGCGTTCCTGACGCTCAAGGCGCGTGGGTTACGTAATGTGATCATGATGTGGGATAGTGAAAAGCAAGCTATACGCAACACGATGGCCGCAGCCAGGCGATTGACCAGTATTGGTCTTAATGTCAAAGTTGCGTGTTTGGGCGAGGAAGGACTCGACCCCGGCGATGCGACACCGGGGCAGATTATCAAAGCCTACTATTGCGCAAAACCTTACTCACGACAGCTTGAACTTTTAAGCAAGGTAAAAGGTATAGCAGCATTAGTTTGAACCAGTATTAGTCACGTAAACATTGACCGAAAATGATTTAACTTCTGTGTTGAAGTTGTCAGTCATTACCGCGAGGTAGGCATTCTTGGTATCTCTGAATTGCTTCAGGATGATTTGAACGTTATCGGTGCAAACAAACGAGGTAGCCAGATTGCCTCCTTTCTCTGAAAAATCCTTTAGGAAAGTGCAGTCAATTTTGCCATCATTAGCGGTGAAGGTGGCATCATCACCCTGCCAGGTAAATGTTGCGTTAACGCCTTTATCAATGGATTTAGCAATAAGTCGTTGAGTGGAGGATTTTGCTTTAGATCTTGCTGCTGATGGTTGGTATTTACCGCTTTCTTTTAGTTCTGCAATGTAATCACAGCCATTTTTATCTTCTTTATCGCAAGCTGCCTGATAAAGCTCAGCTGCTTTTTTATAATCTTTTTTAACCCCTTCACCATACTCATACATAATGCCAAGATTCGCCAATGCAGATGCACTGCCTAGTTCGATTCCTTTTTTATAATACTCTATTGCCTTTTTGTAGCTTTTTGGCACGCCTGCGCCAACATAATATAACTGTCCTAAATATGACGCAGATTCAGGATCGCCAGCCTCTACTGCAAGTTTGTGATATTTCAGGGAAAGTTTTTGGTCTTTCTTACCCGCAAGTCCTTTATGATAAATAACACCCAGATTGTGATAAGAGTTGCCTCCAGCTGCATCACCAGCTTTCTTAAAGAGTTCCTCTGCCTTTTTGAAATTTTTATCAACCCCATACCCAAGGGCATACATTATACCTAGAGCATTAAACGCTTCTTTGTTCCCCTTAGAAGTCGCCAGTTCAAGCCATTTTCTGGCTTCATCGTAGTTTTTTTCGACACCATGAATACCTTTCATATAGTCGATACCTAAAGCACTCTGTGACTCAACGTCGCCTGCTTTTGCCGCATCGATCAGCTTTTGTATTTCATAGGCATGTGCACTCCCCGAAACAAGTAATAGCGACAACATAAAGAAAGATATTGGTTTGAAATGTTTCATTTTTGGATTTTCACAAGATGGTTAGGTGGTTGTGGCTACTCGGTGTAAGGCTTTGTAATCACCGATTGGTAAGGTTACTTCAATTTAGCTTAACTGTCAGCATACCCAATCGCCGAAAAGATAAGTAGATGATTACTTATTAGTGTGTAAGAATACTGCCATCTGTTAGCTAGGAGTTGGTATGAAAGACGAAATTCAGAAATTAGCCTGCGACATCATTGATAAAACTGGTTTAGAAATCAGCGAGAGCAATCGGCTAGACATCATTAAAAAAGCCGTCAATACGGCAATGGATCATATCGCCACTCGTTTAGTCGAGATCCCGCTACCGGGGCTACCTTATCTGAAGGTTAAGTTGCGCGTATGGGGCGAACCTGCACATGCACGACGTTCTGCATTAGTTGTTTTTGTACGCAAAGAAAACTTACGAACTCTAAAAGTGCAGGTTGGGGCGTGGTTTGATGGCAGAGTCATCTATACAGATACCATTATCTGTCCTCCAGGTGACGAACATATTGAAGCCGTCATTCGAGAATCAATTCGAGCTATGCGCAGTTTAGCTTTGCTGGAAGACAAGCAAAACTTTGAAGATTACTTGCTGTCGGTAAAAGCTGAACCAACATTGTCTCTGAAAGCCGATTTCGTCACCCCGACAAATCTGTTGGAGGTTTTGATTAATAAAGGGGCTAATGATGCTGTAAACCTAATCAGGGAGAGCGAATATTCGACTCTTTGCGACATGTGCAAAAGCCAGTTGGATCTTGTGCATATCATTGTTGATGCGGGGAAGGCGTGTGATGGCGTAATGGCGGAATTTGCTGGGAAGATGGTCAGGATTGCTAACGAATTACCGATGATAGAGCAAGAGGCCAAATCATACGCCACCAATCATGTCACAGAGCTTCTTGCCCCCTATCGCTTAGAAAGCGATCAGCGCAAGATGATTAGCTGGGGAAGTTGGTAAGCTCTCTGTGTGTCGTTTTTTACGCAAATAATGATAGGTAAGCACAAGATTATTTCTGGCGGTAATTGTGAAAGCTGATTTGTCAAAAATCCCTTCTATTTCAGGAAATAACGGTTATTCACTTCGTTGTGAGGAAGTAAAGATAAACGGTGAGTCGGCATATTGCAGCTATTCCGTTTGCCAGCACACCATTCTTGCCTTCAAAGAAAACCGTCTTCCTCGAACTTCTTTCCAGTCGTGCGCAACCGCTATTAAAGCAGGCAAATGCAAGGCGTTAAAAATGATGGTTGAAGAGATTCGTAAAGGAGAATCTCTGTATTTCGAAGATATGACCGCACTCATTAAGGAGGTTGAAGAACGGAATAAACAAGCCAGAACTATAAAACGAAAACGTGACAGTGTAACGATTAGTAGCATGGTTAAGAAGAGCGCCACATCACAAACAGCGATCACTGACGTGTATGCGGCGTTGCTTGAAGAAACAACAAAAGAAACACATGAGCAAATCGATCAACATATGGAGGCAAAACAACAATGAAAAAGTTGATCGCACTTAAGCATAAGCTGGACGAAATGAAAGCTATGGGAACCAATGCAAAAAAAGAGGCATTGGCCAACATGGATGACTTTGAACAAAGCATGGTTTCATTGATGCTCAACCCTTTCATCCGTTTTGGGGTAAAGAAATACAAAGTGGCAGAGCCGCTTAGTGAGTCCGTCCCAAGTGACGAAAAAGCCATTGATGTACTGAATAAGCTGGCCTCTCGCGAGCTGACGGGGAACGCAGCAATAGCAGCTGTTGAGTCTATCGTGGCGTCAATGTGCGCCGATGGGCAGGACGTGTTCCGTCGTTTCCTCTTAAAAGACCCGAAAGCAGGTGTTGGGATTAGCCTATGCAACAAGGTTTTTGAAAATCCCATTCCGAAATTCGAGGTGCAGCTGGCGTCACCGTATAAAGAAAAAGGCGACAAATACCCCTTCAAGCCAAATCCTAAAGCAAAATGGCCGATGATTGGCAGTCTTAAGCTCGATGGTTTGCGAGTAATTTGCGAGGTTATTGTTGACGAGGAAGAGGTTAACTTCCTTTCTCGTACTGGTAATCCAATCACGTCTCTCGATCACCTAAAGCCAGCAATGCTCGAATTAGGCAAACTTTCAGGCCACAAACACATCTTCTTCGATGGTGAAGGAACAGCCGGTTCATTTAACCAGTCTGTATCTGCATTGCGCAAAAAGAACGTGCAGGCAATTGGCGCTATTTATCATGTTTTCGACTTCTTCCTACCGGAATGGCGGGCACAGGCTAAATCCAAAGAGTATGCAAAGACAGGTATGAAGCTGAAAGAGCGCCTAGCTATGCTGGTGGCGTTGTTTAAAAACGATCGCAGTGAAGGCTACGCACAAGACATTCACCTGCATCCGTTCTATATCATCCATAGCCACGAAGATTTCATCGAACGCTTCATGAAACGCCTAGACGATAACGAAGAAGGGGAGATGGGCAAAGATCCGAACTCTGTTTACGAGTTTAAACGTACCCGCAGCTGGTGGAAGTTAAAAGACGAAGATTCAGAAGATGGTGAAATTATCGACTTTGAGCCGGGTGACCCGGACTCTGGTTTTGCCAACACGCTTGGAAAAATTGTTATTCGCCTTGAAAACGGTGTGATTGTTCGTGCGAGCGGCATTAAGCATAAATATCTGGACGAGATCTGGAACAACAAAGAGAAGTACCGTGGTCGTATTGTCGAGGTTCATTGTCACGAGAAAACGCCGGATGGCAGCTTACGCCACCCACGACTGAAATGGCCGCGTTGCTTACGCGATACAGAAGATCGAATCGGAGATAAAGAATGATGCTCGGCTGGATGATTGCATTTTTAGCAGTTGGTTTTTTCATCGGTATTGTGGTGATGTCCAGTTGCATCAATGACTACATTAAAAGCGGTGTTATAGAAAGACGCGGTCGTATTTATCGCATTGTAGAAATAACCAACACCGTGAAGGAGATTAAGGATGATCGTATTAAGTAAACGGGAGAAGGAAACACTTCATGAAATCAGTAAGTGGTCAGAGTTCCCTGAGTACTGGAAGCCTAAAACGCGGGCTAAGTTAGAGCGGTTAGGGTTGGTTGCAAACGTTTCTGAAACGAAGTGTTCGGCCAACTACCAGTTAACTGATAAAGGGAAAGTATTGCTACAGCAATTAGTAGAATCAGGAGTGTTATAATGATTCCATACATCTCATTAGCTTTTATGGGTGGCTTCCTTATCGGCTTCGGCATCTGTCGTGATTTGATTAAGCAGGAACTTAAAACCAAAACACTGTGCATAGGAAAGCGCGTGTATCGGGTAGTTCATGAAACAAAGGTGAAAAAATGAGCAAGCTAACTTCTTGGGAATGGTGGTTGGCCACCTATTTCTTAGCGGCCGGAGTCGCATTCGCCTTTTACGTAGGTCAGTTAGTCGTAAAACTGTTGCTGATTAAATTTGCTAGTCATAAACGTATCGATGATGGTCTGTGGCGTCTTGGCACCCTGGTGGAAACTCGCTACGGGCAACTTAAGGAGAACGAAACCATTACTATCCAGGCGAAACGATTCACTGCCACCATCACAAGAACACCTAGTCGTAGAGTGGCCTTGATCAAAAAAGTCACAACCGAATAAAAATACAATGATAAGTATTTACTTACTTATCTTTTGTGTATAAGATGACTTTGTTTTCGTTGAGACGCGACTGTTTGAACTTAAATACAAGTGCAAACGAAGAAGTCTATCTGGCAGTAGCCTAATAAGCCAAACACCAGCGAGGTCAGTTTCCAGCCTCGTTACCGAAATGGGACACACTGAGCGAGTGTGATTGCAGAACGCAGGAGGGAACATTCATGTTCCCTCCGATGAAGTAACAGAATGGGCGGTTGGTATATTTTCAACTCCATATGACTCCCGGATTCTTAGCCACTGACCGCCCATCCTGTTACGTCATTTTGTTCAATTATGTCGTTTATACTGGGTTAAAAAGCGGCGACGTAGCCCGGCTGGTATGGTTAGCCAGCACACAACGTTGAGGCCATTACATTTTTATCAATTCTAAGGTTCTATTCACAGAGATACCGGCGAGCGTTGATATGTAACATGTTGGGCAAACATTCAATCGGAGTAGTGGCCTCAACGTTGTGAAGACGGGATTGTTGTGTAGGTTTAACCACTGTTGCCATTGGTGCCTGTTTTCACAACAAATGATTCCATACATCACATTGTATAAATTACAAAGTAGGTGCTGTCCTCAGAAACATCATCTACTTAAAGATTTTGCCTTCTACTATTGAGCGAAGTCGAAAGCGTCTGGCACTAACGAAAAGTGCAAGTAGCGGTGCGTTTCCTGGCAGAAACTAAACCGTCGCGATTGGCACTGTTGAGTAATAAATACTGGCAGTGCTGAATTGATGGTGTAGCTCAGCGGTAGAGCAGTTGGCTGTTAACCAACTGGTCGGTGGTTCGAATCCACCCACCATCGCCAATTTAGGGGAGTTAGTCCGTAGAGGTAGCGGTGTAGACTGTAAATCTACTGTCATGGCGACTCGGGTGGTTCGACTCCATCACTCCCCACCAAATTGCCGGTTTAGCTCAGTTGGTAGAGCAGTCGTTTTGTAAGCGAATGGCCAGCGGTTCAAGTCCGTTAACCGGCACCAACACAACAGGTAAGAGCATTGGGCGAATCGGCGATACTGACCCACAAGGCCGTAAATCGATAGAGTCAGACCAGTGCTCTTACCGTTGTGAGGAAGTGCAGCTCTTTGAAGCAACCAGAAGATAAGCATCTGGCTTCACAACACAACGATAATATCATTACGGTTAATCGTCGTTCATGTGCACAATGACTGGTCGAAAGGTAGTGATCTTACCATTGTGATGAATGCACAGGCTGATGTGCCGCAACTACAGTAGTGCGCGCTTTGCGGGGCTTGCTACAACCCTGTGTCGGAGTTCAGCACCGACCATCACAATAGCTGGAGAGTAGGGAGCATGGTGCTCAAGCGGTCTTGAAAACCGTCCCATTGTGCAAACGATGATGGTTCGATTCCATTACTCTCCGCCAGACACAGCGTTGAGCGGTTTGGCCTTTTAATCAACTCGATTAAGACTCCGCTAACATAAACCAGACCGCTCAACGCTGTGATAGATAATTACGGCAGACGTTCTTAACCATAGCTTGCTAACATCCTAGCAACACTTTTTTCAGCGCAAAATTCAAAGGGGCTTCGGCCCCTTTTTTGTTGAACAGTGCAATTTACTTTACATAGTCGCCCAGTTTTAATATTTCGCGCTTATATTCTTTAACCATGCTACTGGATTCAGTATAAATTCGATTTAAAAGATTATCGCTATCTTTATTCTCATTTATCTTAATGAGTGATAATTTAAATTCATAGTCATCAAATGCCACAATCAAATGGTGGCCAGGGATTATATCTTCGTCACTCTTGAAGTATATATCTTCAAGTATGTAATCCAGTTGATTATATTTTCTTTTCTCGATGTAATCTTCAGCCATAGCTATTACATCATTCCTGTCATTTAACCTGTTTTTTTCGGAAGGCACATCTTCGTAATGTTGCACGATTGAACAACCAATAAGGCGTGGGATGTAAACGTCAAAATGAGTAACTCTATCATTCGCGGTTTTAAGTAGTTCCTCAAAGTAGTTTCTTACATGTAAAGGCAACTTCTCAAAGTAATCATTAATTATAGGAGAACAAGGAGTTTTATAATTCATAAGAACCGACGGCACGAGCTTTGGGTTTCGAAACATCCAGTCCCTTTTAACGTCCGATGGAACATAATAACTTTTAATGATATTATCAAAATAATTTATCATTCGAGATTTGAATATTTTGTTGAATCTAAGGTTTATGAATGCATCCAGATAAGGCATATCTGAATAAGCATCATCAAAAAATATTTCATCATTGAAAAAATCATATTTATTCAATAAACAACACAGTTTTCCCGAATTAATATGTTCACAATAATCGATTTTTAATCCAAAGATAGCAATGATCAACTTCATCTGAGGTGGGATTTTGAAAATTAATTGTGACACATACGCTCTTTTTTCCTTTAGACATTCCCCATCAATATAAAATGAACTATCCACATACTCAAAAATATTAATAATATGCTTCACATACTGTATTACCTCATGCTGTTTTACCAATGGGTAATATAGTCTATGTAACTCATCGCTGTTTAAATTAACTTTGCGTTTATCGATAATTTGTTTTGCAAGAAGACATAGCTCATCATGTTGATTTAATAAGGAATCAAACCATTGTTTAAATGCACTCTTTCGCATTTCGAACAATGATTCTGTTGTTAATTGAAGGGCTGAAAAAGCTGCTTTTGCACTTTTTCTCGCTTCGTAGGCATTCCATGCTGTTGCTATAAAAGCAAATGCTGTAGCCAATGTTCCAACAATTTGACCATTTAAAACAACCCAATCCCAAAAAATCACGGTGAGCAGTAGTATAATAATGAAAATTAAAAAAGGCATGTATGTATTTCACTCTACTAACTATAAAATATTAGGGTAATGTTAACCAAACAATGCCTTAATTAATAGATTGATCGAGGCTTTAATAGCTTTATAATGCAGACTGCAATGATAAGTATGCACATACCTATCTTCTTTGTAAGTAAAGTTGCATATCAATTCTATGAGGTAACAATGACGATCACTATCTACGGACGAGATAACTGCTCATACTGCAAACGTGCGGTCGAGCTGGCGAAGCAACTAAAGGGACATGGCTACGGTGATTATGAGTACATCGACATCACCACTGCCGGTATCGACAAGGAAAAACTTAGTGAAATTGTTGGTAAACCGGTAGAGACTATCCCCCAGGTACTGATCGATGGCCAACCGATTGGCGGATACACAGAACTGGCTGCATACGTCAGCACCCTCTGATTTAAACGGCTCACAGGAGCCGTTTTTATTCCCACCAAACTCACTCCTGTTTCCCTTAAAATTCAAAAAACAACGTCTAAATGATTCCATACCTACTATGTATGGAATCATTACTGAAAATGAGTTACTTTTACTCTTGATCCTATAAGAATCTATGCCTAATATACTGTTTACTTATACAGTGCATCGGCGTAACTCGGTGATTGTCATATGAAAAATAGCTTTGACAGAGCACGCGCTGCGGAGAACACCTCAAAAGAGGCGATTGAGTATCTCGAAAGAGCATCTCAAATGCAGGCCGTTATGATCTCCCAGGTCAGCAATGACATGAGATTCTCGGACGCATTCATGTTATTCACTCGCTTATCTCTGCTGATAACAAGACGTCGGCCAGAGATCGCTGTTCATTGTATTTTGATACATGTTTTGCCGCACATTGCCGATGTAAAAGTAAGTGATATTAATAGGTTCATGGTGAACCAACTGGTCAACCCACTAATACTGGATGGCAAAATTGTTATGGGTCGCCGCGTTTTCTCTCTGATGAAGCAGTTCCTCAGCTGGTGCGCCTTCCAGGGGATGATCGACGTGTCACCGTTAAACGATATGTCACTTAACAAAGTTGCCGGTGGCGCAAAGCCCACACCTCGCGAGCGGAAGCTAACCGACGCAGAGGTATGGGTGTTCTGGAATATATGGGACTACTTCAATGTGTGTGCTGGTACAAAATGGGCGGCCAGGCTATGTCTTGTATCCGCAAGACGACCTGACGAAGTACTGCGGGCTAAAAAAAGTGAGTTCAACCTCCAGCGTGGGGTTTGGAATCAAGGCAAGAGAAACAAATCAGCCCGTGAGCATTCTCTGCCTTTAAGCACATTAATGCGCACATGCATTGAAGAGTTATTCGAATATGGTAAAGGCAGCCAGTGGCTTGTGCCTTCGAATAAAAAAATCGGGAAAGATCTTCCGATGTCTAAAGTGGCAATAGCCCAGGCATTACGCCGTATCCTGGAACGACCAGAACTGATGGAGCTTGAGCCATTTACACCACGAGATTTGCGTCGTACTGCGCGTAGTTACTTCCCAGCATTAGGCATAAGCCAGGAGGTATCACGTAAAATCATGAACCACAGTCTTGAGGGGATAGATCGGGTCTACGACCGGCACGATTATATGGACGAGATGCGAGACGCCTTAGAAAGTTTCTCGACGTACATCGCATCAATCGTAGAGCAACCGGATTTAGACGAAATTGACCACAAATTCAAGGGAGATCGTCTATCGACAGAGCTTATTCGTGTAAATTTTTCATAGAGACTTTATGGCCTCAACAACCTTTTGTGATGCGCCTTTCTCTTTACCGAATCGCTCGTTATATGCAGCAAGAACCTGTTTTTCGTCCTCGTTAAGAGGAGCAGTGCCTTCTTTGTATAAAAATGCTGCGAGTTCGGGTTGGCGTTCTTCCAGCACCATCATCATAAGACGACTTGGCTCAATACCCAGTGCCAGCGCCAGCGGACGAACCTTATCGATAGGCAAAGGAATTTTGCCGCTTTTAATTAAAGAAAGGTTGTTGGCGTTTTTATACCCAATTGTTTTGGCTATCTGGGCCTGGCTCATAGGTGAGGATTCAATCAACCCTGCGATAAAAGCAGCGTAGCGACTTTCTATAAATTCAATCTTGTTGTCAGACATTGTTACAACCTTTGCGCGTTCAATTCTCTCTGGTAAGTGCTTACCGATATTACATCAAAGGTTAGGGTTGTAAAGCTATTATCATTTTTTTCGGCAGGCACTTTAAAGACCGGACGAAGACCAATGCATGGTGAAAAACTAGCCCCAAATAGGTAAGAAAATTAACTTGCATCTAATATGGATGTATTCAGTATTGATATAAATTTTAGTAGTATTCCTTACAATAGTATAAGTAAGAATGGATTGATTGAATGAACACCACTATTTCCAGCCTAATAGCTCTTGAGATCGGACACGTACAAAAATTAGCTGATGAGTGTGTAGCTGACATCCTCACCGAGCTACCGAATGAGCAGATTGAGGTTGGTGTGAATGACACAACTGGCTTTATATTCGAACTTAACAACAAACGCTTCACGCTTATCAATACCGGCTCCGGGTCTTTAGCCGTCAGAACCTGTTAATCCCTCTTCTACCTGCGCGAATGGCTTAGTTCCCTGTTCGCGCAGTGCTACATTAAACACACTAGTAAATAATTTGTTTTCATAACAAAGGATTAGCCATGTCCAAAAAACGTTCCATCAAAGAGGTTCAGGACTTCCGTGACAGTGTAAAACGAGTAGTCGCTCTCCTTTCAGGTAAAAACATCCCTGTTGCAGAACGAGGGGACGACGCTTATGTACGCTATAACGATGATGGAGAGCCAATTCTCGTAAACATCCCATCAATCCCAGATAACGCAACACCGGCATTGATGAATGCAGTACGCGGATTTCTAGATCATGAAGTTGCTCACATTTTGTTTACCGATATTCATGTGTCCAACAAAATGAGAGAAAAAGGACACGTCCCTTCCTGGTCACTATGGAATGCCTTAGAAGACGTGTTCATCGAGCGAAAAATGGGGCAGGTCTTTAACGGAACAAGACGTAATCTGATGGCAACTCAGCGCCTGATAATCGAAAAAGTCTTTAAACCAAAGGCTTCAGAGGCTATTACTTATTGTGGCAAAGATCAGCGCGCGCTTTTTCTAAACTTCTTTCTCTGTCCGGTTGTAAGAGCCTGGGATGGCCAAGCACCGTTCGTAGATTTCATGGATGAATACTGGCCTGTCATTGAGAAACCAATTTCATTATTAAAAGAACATGGTATCGATGTGGCCGTGCGTAACATGTCTTGCACCGAGGATTGTTTAAAGGTGGCTGCGACCATAGCTAAGATCCTCAAAGACACAGAAAGTGAAAGCAAAGGTAAGGAGTCAGCTCCGGGAAAAACTCCCGATCCTTCAGACGCTGACCAAGCGGATTCCTCTGGAGAAAGTAATGAAGACAATGAAGATCACAAGACACATGAGATGCTAGATAACCACATATCTATAGATGATGGGTCACACGGTAAGTACATACATGATGATAACGATAGTGATGATTCAGATAATTCTGAATCATCAGAAACAATATTCGATGATACAAAAAATGATAAAGAGGTATTAGATTCTGATACTTCCAATAGCGCGACGACAGAAGCAACTACCTCGGATCACGAAAAAAGAAAAACGGCAGAAGACGGCTCTTCAGACATTCCCACTCCGTCCAAAATGAGTCTGGAAGAGGCTTTAGAGGAGCTTGATAGCATGGAAGATGAAGTCGGAGGCATGACAGAAGATGCACTATCCGAAACGATTAAAAGCGAGTTAACAGAAAGCTCGAAAAGCGAATACAGGCCATACAATCGCTCATACGACTTCATCGGTTCGATTGATCAGGCAGAAGCCCATATCAAACGGCTTATTAAAACATTCTCCGATATTGATTTAGGTGGATATCCAATCAGCCGTTATCGCATCGTTCCTGAAGGCAACCAACTCTTCGACAAATATATTGAAAAGCATCTTTCGTCAGGTGTTTCGTCGACGCTGGCAAAAGACCTGGAGCGTGCAATTGCAAGCAGAAACAGAGTTCAGTTTATACCGGGCCAGCGTCGGGGGCGCATTCATGGTTCTAGTATCTACAGATTAGCAATGAATGATGATCGCGTGTTTCGTAAAAAAGAAGAATCTAAGGCCGTTAACGCCTGTGTTCAACAAGTGATTGATTTATCAGGTTCAATGAGCGGCGAAACGATTAAACTGGCTCTTGCAAGTGCATATACCATCGCCGATGCGCTTGATCGAATAAATGTTCCCAACATTATCACCGGCTTCACAACATTTGGTAGTCATATGGCAGCAGGAGAGCTTAAGGCAATCAAGTATGAGTTCTCTCGCTTTGAATCTTTAATGCTACCTATCATCAAAAATTGGAATGAAAAGGCAAATTCTCGCGAAGTTCGCTCACGTATGGGGTGCGTAGGCTACACATTCCCACTTCTTAATAACGTGGATGGTGAAAGCATAGCCAGCCTTGCATCGTTATTTTCTGGTCGCATGGAGGACAAGAAGATCATGCTTGTTCTAAGCGATGGCGCGCCGTGGGCTGTTGGGAGAGGTTTTGACGCTCATTTGCGTTCGGTTGCGAAGCAAATTGAAACGCAGACTGACATTGATTTGATGGCAATTGGCATCATGACTGACGCACCGGAGAGATTTTACGCAAACCATGCCCTAGTAACGAGCGTTGATAGTCTTGGTTCATCTGTAGTTACTGAACTATCTCGTATCATTTTGAAGTGATTAGAATAGCCTTAATGATAAGTAATCACTTACGATATTTGATGGTATATTTATATAAGAAGTTGAAAGCTCATTAGAAAACAAAGGAAAAACGCATGACTACTACTGCACTGCAAAATGAAAAAAATCCTTCTGATTACCTTGTTTGCAAGTGGTGCGGAAAATCATTTCACTATTTTAAGTCCCATGTAGCCAATGGTAATTGCGAGGGCATTCCTGAGTCAGTAAAAGATGCCGATCCTGACACCGTACTGAAAATGTACACAACGCAGTTTCCAGATGAGCCAACGCTATCGAAAAAGGCACTTGATGCAATTCAAGCTAAACGTGCCGAGCAAAAAAGCGAAATGGCCAAATCATCTGGCGTGACCAATAGCCCAGGCTATACAGGCACAGTTGAGTACAAGACAGATCTGGTCGCAGCTCACGAACTGCTAAATGTAACGGTGAAAGAACTCGGAACAAAACGTGGGACGCCGCTCATGGTTAGCGTCAACGTCAATACGCCGTTTCCAGAGTTCGTTCCAGAAGTGAAGAAGGGATACGTATATGGCGACTTCGAACTGATCAAAGACATTTTCATGATGCTTGAACTTGGCATACCAGGCTATTTGTGGGGTCATGCAGGAACAGGCAAATCTTCATTGCCTACACAACTATGTGCTTTGCTCAATCGTCCGTTAATCCGTGCCCAACATACAGCATCAATGGAAGAGGCTCATGTTACGGGACAAATTCTGGCGCGTGATGGCTCTACGTATTTCGAGCCTGGCTTGCTTGCGCTCGCAATGAAGCATGGCTGGGTTTACCTCGCGGATGAATACGACTTTGCGTTTCCACAGATTCTTGGCGTGTATCAGCCAGTGCTGGAAGGTGAAGCGTTGGTCATCAAAGAGGCGACTCCAGAATGGCGTCGCATTACTCCGCATGAACGGTTTGCTTTCATTGGCACTGGCAACACGAACGGATCTGGTGATGAAACCGGCTTGTACCAGGGTACAAACATCCAGAACGCCGCTAACTTTTCGCGTTTTGGCATCGTTTCGAATGTGAAATACATGAGCAAAGAGGCAGAGATCAGCATGTTGATAAATGCTGGCATCGTGGATGAATACGCTGAAAAGATGGTTAAGTTTGCCGGTATCGTTCGCGATGGATACGAAGAACACCTGATCAGTCAGCCGATTGGCCCTCGTGAACTTTTGTTGTCGGCCAAGATTGGAATGATGCGAGGCGACTTTGTGACAGGTATTGAGCGTTCTTTCATTAACAAACTCCCTTCAGCTTCTGCGCAAGCGGCACGTGAAGTTGTTCAAAAAATATTTGGTTAATCGTGCGTAAAGGATGTTTCGGCTCTCTTATCGCTGCTTCTGAAACTGGCAAGGCTTGCCTGGTGTGTCCAGACAAGCCCGATTGTCACCAATCAGCAAAAGAAGTTGCGATTTCGATGTATGGGAAGTTCGTAGGCTTCCCCAATGACAAAATCAAAAAAACCAGAAAGGTAAAAACACATGAAGGCTCTGATGGTTCGAACTGACTTCTCTCTTGGGGAGTCGGCTCTAAAAGCAGAAAACGCGGTGAAGATTGCCAGAGAAGCTGGCTACACCGCTGTAATTTCGGCAGATAGCATGAATATTGCGAGTGTTATTCCACTACAACGTGCCGCTGGTGACGACATGGCGGTTATTTGTGGTGTGAAACTAAACATTGTTGATGATCCCACATACGAGCACCGGGCTAAACTTGCTAAAGAGTCTATGGGATGTATGGAATCATTAGAGCGTGGGCGGAACTACTCCTTTACCGCTCTAATTAAAAATGAGCAGGGATATCGAGACATCTGCGAACTAATGACGGCGGCCAACACACGAGAACAGTTCTACTTTGTACCGCGTCTCTCGCTCGAACAGTTGGTTTCTACATATGCCAAAGGCAACATCATCCTGCTCACTGCCGACATCGGTAGCGTGTTCCAACGCAACGATTTTGCAAAAATCATAAGCTCACTGATTACAGCGGGTGGAAAAGACAACTTCTATAGTGTGGTTTATCCGCACCCTACCCCATTCTACGACCAGATTAACGTCCGGGCGATGAAAGTCGCCAGCGCACTGAAAATAGAGCCAGTAGCGTTCTATCCCGCTTATTACGAATCGATCGACGATGCAGACATTAAAGACATTGCGCACATGGTTACGAACAACATCAAAATCGACCAGCCGCATCGTCTGCGTATCCCCCACCAGCGAGATAACGCCGTCAATGGTCGCCGCCATCTCCTTGAGGCGCTGAAAGCCTTCTCCGTTCGCATGGATGTGCCGGTAACAGCTGCAATGGCCTCAACAACGCAGGATACCATTATCGATGCCTGCACATGGCGCTGGCATGAATTGCCACCAGCACTGCCAAAGATGGCAGACGACGAGCCTGCAACGCTGATGAAACTGGCCGTTGCTGGGCTGCGTAAACGTCTTACCACAAAAGAGTTTGGCTACACACCACCGGCTTCTGAGAACAGGGTTTATGTTGAGCGACTTAAGTACGAAATGGACACGCTTACTCGCCTGGGATTTTGTGGTTACTTCCTGATGGTACGCGATCTGATGAATCACAGCCGTGAAACTGGCATTCCTGTCGGGCCTGGTCGTGGTTCCTCCGCTGGCTCTTTGGTGGCATGGTGCATAGGCATAACCAACGTCGACCCTATCCGTCACGGTCTTCTGTTTGAACGTTTCATCAACCCTGAGCGTCTCGACTTGCCAGATGCGGACTTGGACTTCAGCCAGGCACGTCGCCATGAGGTGATCGAGTATCTGAATGAACGCTACGGCGAAGATTACGTTGCAGGCATTCCGAACTTCACCTACCTGGGCGCGGCCTCTGCACTACGTGACACCGCTCGTATTTATGGTGTGGAGTCCGCAGATATGGCGGTATCAAAAGAACTGAAGAACGTCGAGGATGATAGCCTTCCATTGGAAGAGCTGCGCGAACAACTGGCAAGCCTCGACAAATACGCGACAAAATATCCTGATGCATTCAATGCAGCCTGCAAGTTACAAAGCCTTATGCGTGGCTATGGTAGACATGCGGCAGGGATGATCGTAGCAGGTGTTCCTCTGACAGAACGAACACCGGTTGAACGACGTGGTGACGCGCGTTGTATCGCATTTGACAAGCGTTACTGCGAGGCTATGGGCCTAATTAAGCTGGACGTACTTGGCCTGGCGACTCTCGATTTGCTCGATAGTGCAAAACGCTACATTAAAGAGAACACAGGTGAGGATATCAATCTTGATGCCATTTCTCTTGAAGATCGCAAGGTGCTGGATGGTTTTGCTGCTGGGTACACTCAAGGTGTTTTCCAGCTTGAATCAGGCCCAATGCGCAAGCTGCTTAAAGATTTAGGTGGTGGAATTGAGCCAATGAGCTTTAAAACGGTCGTTGCTACGACTGCGCTCTTCCGGCCGGGGCCAATTCAGTCAGGCATGTTGGATGATTATGTTTCTGTCGCCAAAGGCTTTATGACGCCGGAATCATTACACCCCGTTCTTGATGAACTTACCGCAGAAACAAATGGCGTGATTCTTTATCAGGAACAGACGATGAACGCGACTCGATTGCTTGCGGGCTTCACAATGGCTGAAGCTGACGGCGTTCGTAAAGCGATCGGCAAAAAAGACATGGAGAAAATGAAGAGCATGGGTGAGAAGTTCATCGTTCAGGCTCAAGCTGGCTGGATAGACGTTGAGCTGGAAGATGGCACTACACAGCGCATTCACCGTGCGGAACATTTTAAATGCGAAGACGGAACACTGAAAACTGTCGAAGAGGCGCTTGAACACGGCGCAAAACTACCTATAAACGCAGTACGCGTGACAGCGTCACACCCAGGGCTATCAGAGATGAAAGCGAAGGAGATCTGGACCGCATTCGAAAAAAATGGTGCCTACCAGTTCAACAAATCACACTCTGTTGCTTACTCCTTGATCAGTTATCAATCTATGTGGTTGAAAACTCATTATCCCGCAGAGTTTTTCGCTGCTGCTCTCACTATTCTTGGCGAAGATAAACACCAGGGGCTGGTTAAAGATGCGCTGACCTATGGTATTCGCGTATTGCCACCAGACGTTAACGTGTCATCCAACCGAATCGAGATCCGCACGCTTGAAGATGGCAGCCAGGTGCTGTATGCGCCCTTCTCTGCTGTGAAGGGGTGTTCTGAGAATGGCTGCCAAGCCATCATGAGAGCGCGAGAAAAAGTTGGCGGCAAATTCGAGTCACTGGCGCAATTCGAAGAAGCTGTCGAGAAACGTGCCTGTAATAGTCGAGTGCGCGAATCGCTGCAAAAAGTAGGGGCGTTTGCATCCATCGAGCCAGGTAGTCTGCCAGCAACTGATCCAGAGCGCCTACGCGACCAGGCTGAATTGATGGGAAACCTTGTCATAGACGCAGTTAAAGCCTCACGTCCGTTTGAGATGAACCCCAAACGTTCGGCTGAGATTAACGTGCTCATGACACGGATGGCGGCTGAAATGGGCTTAGGTGATGAACTAATCCGCCCCAGCATTGGTATTAAGCCGAAAATCATGATCATTCTGGACAATGCGAACGGCAATGATGCTCGAACCGGTTACTTTATGGAGAACGGATACGACGATTTTAAGGCCAAGCTATTGACGGCTGGAGATTTACGCATGGGCGATCTCTATGTCACAGGCGTTTGCAAGAAGGTTAAAGACAAAGAAAAAGACTACACCAAAGACGAGATCGGCCAGTTCACCGACTTTATGCGTGAAGAGATCAATCTGGTGCGTCCAACCTATGTGCTGACGTGTGGCAGCCGGGCGACATCGCTCTTCAACAACAAGAGCAAACCATCCGACCTGGTTGGACGCAAAGAGTATCTGCCGGAGCTGGATGTGACTGTTTTCTACGGATTTAACCCGAATATTTTGTACTTTCGCCTAGAGGAAGGCGAAAAGCTGGAAGCAATTCTTGCAGAGGTAGCGGAGACTATTAGCAAATGAACAAAGCGAACACCATGAAGGTGGCCAAAGAGCAAAGAGTTTATGGAAGTAAACAAGATTGGCGATGTGAGACAGTACAGGCTGAAGCGCCAGACCAGAGTCACGCTATCCAATATTTTTGGTAAGAAAGTCGCCTAATGAAAAGCTCGTCAATTGACGAGCTTTTCATTTGACTATCTTGAATTAGGGGCTTTCTCTATAATTATTCGATTCAGAATATGATTACGATCACTGTATGGTTCGAAATGTTCTGCAATCGAGTATGAACCGACACTACGTGCGACCACATCTTCAAAATATTCAAGGATTTTAGGTAGATACTTTTCATAATTTTGTGAACAAATCGACACTACAGGATCGAATTCTACTAATCGACGCTTTACACGTATATGGTTATTTATTTTTTCATATTCATTCATCATAGAGTTCAAGTCTGGTACTACCCGCTCAGGGCTACACAGGTAGGTGCTGCGGTCATACTCGTCTCCGAATTTATCAAGAGGAACACCTATCTCTAGCAACGTCTTGTTTACTCGCTTTGCAAGCTCAATTATCTCTTTATCTTCTTCTGTAAGCCACATGTCGACCCACTTTTGTTTGTCTGCCCATTCAGACAGATAATCATCCTTATTGAAAGTTACAGGAGCACATCCAGAGTCACTTCTTAATGCTTTATCCTTTATTTTAGAAATTGTTTTTTTATCTAAATGCTTCCAATAAATAGCAGGTTCGTCTAATTCATTATCATCGTGTAGGCATATCAAAACAATTACCACAGGAAAATCACAACTTCCCCAATAGGTTATATTTTTATAAGGTATTTGTACGCTTAACCTTCTCTTCATTTTGCGTGAGGTGGTTTTTATCTGAACGCCGATAAAAAAACCTGTCGAAAGATTATTTTCATATATTTCAACCTGAGCATCCAATCCCATATCAATATCTAGCAATCGACAAGGCCATCTGAAATAACGAGAAATCCAATAGGCAAACAAGTACTCTCCAGCGTGTCCATCCGCACTGGTTTTCGGATATGTCATACCTTCAGTTTTATTCTTTTCTGCCGCTGGCTTTACAGACTTAGCTTTTGGGGGGAGGGCTGTTTTTTTAGTCGGCACTGACTTTGTTGCTTTGACTTGTTTGTTAGCCTTATCCATTGGTTTTATTCTCAATTTGCTTTGCTCGGTGTGCCTCCTGATTCTGCACCTTAGCGCCGATACTGTCTACCGCCAATCATGACAGTAAAGCTCTATTTGTTTGATATAATCAGATACACGAAAGTAAGTTTGAGCATATCAATATGAACACCGATATTTACGAGAAAATAATGTCTGATCTCGAGTTTGACAGAGACAATCTGGAAGACGTCTGGCGTAAACAACCTCGCCTGTTGATGGAGTATGGTTCAAAGCTCGCCCATGCAGAAAGAAGTGTCGCAGAGGCAAAACTTAACCTTGAAGCTGTTGAAGCAAAGCTATACGACACAGAGCGTAAAAACTTGAGTATGAACGGCATTAAGTTTAACGAATCTGTACTAGACGCTAAGGTTAAAACAAACCCACAGTATCTGTCTAAACGGCAGAAGTTGGATGAAGCACGGCACATCGCAGACATATACAAACATGCTGTCGCCGCCTTTTCGCATCGCCGAGACATGATCGTTCAGGCGTCGAAGATGGCTATCGTTGAATTAGAGCGATTAGGCTCTGAACGCTTTATTACTCCCCGTTGATTTTTGATAGATAATAAGTAAGTACTGATCTATCATTTAACAGCTCGAAAGAGCCACGAATGAACGAAAGCCCAACGCGCATAGCGCCATCGGCCAAATCACAACAAGGAGAAACACATGTCTAAGACATTACTTGATTTGCTTAACAAAACTCGTGAAGACATTGCCGCCAAACGTGGCAACAACGTTGATCTGACTCGTTTAAAAGACGGCGTCAACTATATCCGCATCTTCCCGAATAAAGACGACCCAAACGGTAAGTTCTTCCAGACTTTCGGTATGCACTACGTTAAGTATCAGAACGAGGAAGGTAAAGAAGCAACCAACGCTTATATTTGTGAGCAACATACTCACGGTCGCGCTTGTCAGCTATGCGAAATGGTGATGGAAGGTCGCGCTCGTCACAAGGGTAACAAAGCAATGGAAGAACGCATCGGTCAAATGCGTGCCACTCCTCGCTACCTGGTCAACGGCATTCTTTCTGCTCGTGAGGATTTCGCAGATGCTGAGAAATGCCAGTTAATCGAGCTGCCGTCTACTGTATTCGATGATATCTGCAAAGCAATCACCGAAGACATCGCTGATGATATCGGCAATCCACTGAGCAAAGAGGAAGGCTACGCATTCCTGATTAAACGTACTGGCTCTGGTCGCGATACCAAATATGACGTCTCGCCTAAGCGTAAAGTCTACAAAGGCGATATCGAAGATAAATTCTGGAACACCCAGCATGATCTGATCGCATACGCAAATCAGGCTGATGAAACTCGTCTTCTGTCGACAGTTCGCACTATGGGTCGTCTGATTGGCATCGCTGCACCAACTGCCGCAGCATCTGCACCAGCAATTTCCTCAACCGCGAAAACATCGGCTGCGGCACTACCTGGATTTGGCTCTGTCACTGGTCATACAGAAGGAGCGACGGCTGTAGCAACCGCGCACACACCGGCTTCTGAACCAACCAGTCTGGTTGATGAAGAAATCCTCCGTGCCGTTGAAACTGAATTTAAACCAGAGGCAAGTTCCGCTGCCGTTGCCGTATCAGTCAAAGAGTCTGAAGCAGTCGCAGCGACATCTGTAGCAACCGCATCTGCGACGGAAGATGAAGGTCTGGATGACCTACTGAGAGAGCTGGACTCTCTGTAATCCCATTACGTGACCAGTAAGGCGTCTACGGACGCCTTACTTTTTGGAAGGAATGTACCGGTGAATTATCTCTTCGTAGATGGCAATAGCCTGGGTTATTACCACCAACAATCTGACAAATTGCACAACGGCGAAATGGAAGTACAGGCTGCTTTCGGCTTTGTTAAGAACGTCCGTCGTTATGCCTCCATCCTCCATGCCCGACCTATGATTCTTTGGGATGGATTTAGTGACAAGCGTCGCGACTTTTACCCGGACTACAAAGCAAATCGCGACGACGATCCTGATATGAAAAAGATGAAGGAAGGCTTTGCTATCCAGAAGCCATACATCCTCAAAATGATGACCGCGCTTGGTATTAACCAAATCATTGCAAAAGATGCAGAAGCGGATGATCTGGCCGGGCTGCTGGTATCCCGCATGGCACCGCAGCCAACCGTTGAACACATCTATCTGTTAACAGGCGATAGCGACTGGCTTCAGTTAGTTCGCGAAAACGTAAGCTGGGTAAGCCTGCGTGAAGACGCCAAAAACAAGCAGGTTAATTTTGAGCAATTTGCGGAGCTGACAGGATTCGCCACGCCTCGCGCATTTTTGGAAGCAAAAGCATTACAAGGCGATAACTCGGACAACATTAGCGGTGTTGGTGGCATTGGTGCTGGCGGTGCGAAAGAGCTGCTGCATGAATGGGGAAGTGTCGCAACGATGGTACGCGGCATCAACGACGGCTCAATCGTGGTTAATAAAGGGCGTCATAAGACCGCCTTCAACAAACTAGCGAAGAATGCCTTCAACGAGAAAACAGGCTGTCGAATGCTCGAAGCGTTCAAGAGAAACATCACGCTAATGAACCTGATTGAGACGAAGTTTCCGCCTACCGAAATCGAAACAATCAAAGGCAATCGTGACGTGAAAGCATTCGAGCAACTGTGCTACGAGCTGAATTTCCGTTCGTTCCTTGAAGACCTTGAAGTGTTTGTTCTTCCATTCGAAAGGTATTGCTAATGCTTAAATCGATTATCAATGGCGCTACAACCACCCCTGCCCAACTGGCAAAAGAGATTGTCTTTTATCACGGTGAGTACGCTGTCATCGCACTGCCGTCAATTCTAGGCGCTGCCGGAATGAAAGCGACAGATCGCGAGTTTGGATTAGTCAGCGAGCAGGTCGTAAAAATCCTCGCTCGTGTATCCAGACTCCTTAACCACGATGCGATTGTATTCGATGAATCCGCCGCTTTAAAACGAATCAACGAAACAAAAGGAGCCTGATCATGGCAAAAGGAAAATCCGCACTGGCACTTGCTCTGAAAAAGAAAATCGGTAGCAACGACGAAATTCAGAAAGTAACTCATTGGATTGATACAGGCTTTCCACCGTTAAACAAAGCTATTTCTGGTCGTTACGATGGCGGCTTCCCATGTGGTCGTATCGTCGAAGTATTCGGTCCTCCAAGTGCAGGGAAAACGTTCCTTGCAACAGCAGCGATGATCTCCGCTCAAAAACAAGATGGTCTGGCGGTATTCCTCGATCATGAAAACAGTTTTGACGTTGGCCTGGCTGTAGCCAATGGCCTGAACGCAGATGAGGATGACGGTCAGTGGGTATACAAGCAGCCTGACACCTTCGAAGACTCTGTAGAGTTGATCGGCACAATACTTAAATTGGTACGTGATGAAGAGCTTATCCCTGAATCAGCACCTATCTGTATCGTGGCTGACTCACTTGCGTCTATGGTTCCGAACTCCAAAGCCGAGAAGTTCGAAAAGATGGCTGAAGGCACTGCCAAAGACAAAGATCAGCTAAACATGAACGACAATACGGCACTGGCTCGTGCGACAAGTGCGAACTTCCCTACTCTGGCTTTGTGGGCACGCAAATACAACGCCTGCATCATCTTCTTGAATCAGGTTCGCACAAAAATCGGTGTAATGTTTGGCGACCCTACTACGTCGCCAGGTGGAGATTCACCGAAGTTCTACGCTTCTGTACGTATCCGTCTTGGTGCATCGGTGATGAAGGATGGTAAAGAGAAGATCGGCCAGGACGTAGGCGCAGAATGCATCAAAAACAAAGTTGCACCACCGTATGGCAAATGCACCTGGAAATTCTACTTCGATCCTACTCGTGGCCTCGACGTTATCGAATCGCTCGTCGAGTACATGCTGGAAGAAGGATACCTGCCAAAGAACGCCAGCGGGCGAGTTGAAATTGGTGACAAGAAATACACCAAATCGCAGATCGTCGAGATGTATCGGGAGAAGCCACTGGCTGAAATCATTGCGGCTTTGCAGGCAATCGACGACCGAAGAGCAAAAGACAACCCCACCGAGTCAGTAGAAGAGTAAACACAAGGCGTCCACAGGACGCCTTTTTTATCTCTTGAAAATATATAAGTACTTACTTATTATTTTCGCATAACAACCACATAGGAAAACACATGATCAAAATCTATCTATTGGCAGTAGCCACAGGCCTTTCAGTGGCTCTCATCTACGGTTTACTGGTTCCGTCGCTGATTTCTACCAAGAGTGATTTAGCCGTCATGTTTGGAGTTATCGTTGGTTTTGGTGCTCCTGTAATCGGTCTTATTGCTGGTCGTAAGTTTATCAACTCATTAATCAAAGCAAAGGGGAAATAAGTAATGAAGAAAGGTTTACTTGCAGTTGCTCTGGCGGCTATTTGCACAATGGGTCTTACTGGCTGTGATCGCGTGGAGCCTGGATACGTTGGCATCAAAGTAAACAAATTAGGTGAAGACAAAGGGATCGGTGAAGTGGTTGGCGTTGGTCGCCAATGGACAGGTCTTAACACCGAACTTTACGTATTCCCGACCTTCAAACAAATGAAGACCTACGACGAGCCGTTCACATTCCAGATGAGTGACGGTACTGCTATTGGTCACAAAATTGGCGTTGCGTATCTGGTTAATCGTGACAAGGTAACGACGGTGTTCCAGACCTATCGCAAAGGCGTAGACGATATCACCGAATCAGATCTGCGTCAGAAAATTGCCGACTCTCTAAACCGTTTGGCCAGCCGTATGACCACTGACTCATTTATCGACGGTGGTAAGGCGCAATTGCTGGACAACGCACTGAAAGATATTCAGAAAGAGATGTCTCCGGTTGGTATTGAGGTACTGAGCCTGTCATGGGTTGGAAAGCCTGATTACCCAAAAACCGTCATTGAATCTATCAACGCCAAAGTAACGGCTAACCAGCGTACTCTGCAACGTCAGCAGGAAGTTGAACAGCGTAAAGCTGAGGCGAATATGCTACGTGAACAGGCTAATGGTGAAGCTGATGCTATCCGTGCTCGTGCGCAAGCAGAAGCCGACGCCATTCGTCTGCGCGGTGAAGCTCTGCGTCAAAACCCGAACGTTATGGAGCTGGAAGCCATCAATAAATGGAATGGCCAGTTACCGCAGTACATGACTCAAGGGGCTAACACTCCTTTCATTACAGTGAAATAACTCCCCTTAAAAGTTCAGGCGTCCAGTTGGACGCCTTTTTTATCGCAATTATCTTATTAAGAAAACAATTTGTTTAAAGGGTTAAGAAAATATGACAGCTATTAAGAAACTCTACGATGCCGCAAACGCGGCTCTGGATGTTATTGATGATGAAGTATCAAAAGGCTTTCCTGAACCTGATTGGGCGCATCAGCTACGAAACGCTATCGCCGAAATGAATCCACCAGATCCGACCACCGACGAGACAGACTGGCAGCGATTTATCCGTATGTACGCTCAGGAAATAGGTCCAACGCCAACGGCAGAGCAAGCAATGCTGCTGAAATACTTCAAAGAGGCGGGAGAGGATTTACCAATTGATGACTCAGCATATTGGTTCCACTGCGCATGGCGTAAGTATGACGTGATATTCACACAAGGCATGGGGAGCAAAGATATGGTTGTGTGGCATCTACTCCATATAGACACAGCCGTTGACAGAGTTATTGAACAGTTTTTCCCTAAACAAGATGATTGATCGCCTATTCATAACTAACAAAATAAGTAAACATTAACCACAAAAGGAAAAACACATGAGAGTTTTAGTTCGAATCGTTACCAGCACTGTCTATGACGTGTTTCCGCTTTTTATGGTCAAAGCCGATGGCCTTAACGACGAAGAAACTGACGCACTGATCCAGCGTATTCTCGTTGAATATACAGGTCATGACGCTGATTCAGTGATGGTTGATGATGATGGTGTTTGTTGGCATAACGGCAACTGTTGGTACGTAGAAGAGACTCAACAAATCAGTGATGAAGATGCCGCACATCTTGAGCGTATTTTAAGCATCAGCACTTTTGAGTGAGTTTACAGTAAAATTTATATAAGTTAGTATCTACCTATCATGAAGATTTTTATTGAATACTTGTTACTCATCGTGTCAATAGCTTTTGTCATCGACTGCATTTTCACTGGTGTCATTCGTAAAGTCTTTTCCCCGGTGAACGACGTAGTCATAAACGCTTTGGCTATCGTGCTCGTATTTAATTCAGCATTTGATGTAATCAAAGAGGTGGCAGCATGAAGGCCATCCCATTCGCGCTGTTGTTCCTTTCTTCGATCGTTGTGGCCGACACCACTGTTTATCAGTGTGAAATGTCTGTAGCCGACGTTAAGAATGGCGCTCTTACCGACGTCATAAAAGCACCATATGGAGCGATGGTCGTAGACAGCGGCGACCAGTTCTATGTTGTGCGTGACGATCGAGTATTGTCATCCCCATATCTCACAAACCGTAATGGCAAATTAACCGGCGTCGGAGAAGACCACTTCGTATACAACAAATACAAGGGCTTCTATGGCGTTCACGCTTCTCAGCAAAGCTACCTTTTCGATGACTGCAAGGAGGTTGGATAATGGCATTAACACTGGCAGGTCTGGAAATCGAGAAAACAAGCGGCTACTGGCGTGCTAAGGGTTTCAAGCAACCTGGCATTCTTGAGCGTCTGGAACGTGAAGATGGGTATATCGTCCACCAGCGGCGTGAATGGCGTATGTACGATCCAGAAACAGGAAAACTGACTACAAAAGCCGGAACACTTTGGGGTCTGTTAAAGAAAATACACTAAATGCAAACTGACTGCGGCACGTTCCGCAGTCATATTTCATAGTCGTCACCGCTGACAGCATACACAATCAACTACCGCTGATAGCATATCGAGAGTCTATCTCACCGCTCACAGCATACTTTACTCGATTTTTTACCGCTGGCAGCATACTTAAGACATTGCATGAATAATGTGTACCGGTATGGGTATAACCAGAACAAAATTACCGCTGGCAGCATACGAATGTCTGACATATGCCATTAATTACCGCTGATAGCATATCCAAACAAAAATTCCTCAATAAAACACCGCTGACAGCATACGTTCTATCAGGGAGTAGCAGGCAATAAATGCCTTTCACTACAAGCAATCAGCGCAATAGCAATAGAATGTTAGTGAGCGCAAACCTATATGGAATGCACTCTTCGAGGTTAGTAACCACTGGGGAGGTATGACAGAGCATTGAGTGGTGATAGATGATTTACCGCTCACAGCATACGTTCATCTCACTATACCGCTGGTAGCATATCTTTAACCGTTCACAGCATACTTTTCAGAAAAATAGCCGCTGATAGCATACATTTCACCGCTGACAGCATATCAAAGCAGTTTGAGACTATTGGAAAGGATCTCAATCATCTTGATATTTTCAGGCGTCAAATTCTGCGAAAGTTCGGTTATCTTGTTGATAATGTTCTGTTTGGCATCAATTTCCCCAGCTTTCTCATCTGGTTTTTTGGGTTCGATGTCTTCAGGTTTTGGCGGTGCGACTTTGAGTTTTGGATTGCGGCTGTGAATCTGGATATAGATCGACCGCCCACGCTTAATCTCGCTGTATTCGAGATAGCCCAAATCTTGGAGAGCTTTTAAGCCGTTACGTATAGTCTGATTCTGCGAGCTGACATTCCTGCTACTCAAATTGAGTCGCGCACGCAATCGAGCAAGCGATACCGGCGCAGGCTTGGTTGGAAGACTTTCGATGAAGGTGTACAGAGCCTGTGCTGTTTCTTTGCGTGGTAGCTTATTGATAACCTTTAACTGCAAAAGAACCTTATGGTCAAAGCGATATAGTTCGGCCAGCTTCGGTTCTGCATAGAACACCACCGTATCTTTCTGCTCGTTGTAGTCCACGCTATTGATGAGGTGCACCATCAGAAGCGAGATCTTGTTAGAGCCGTCGACGTTCTTTTCTTCATACGTTCTCTGGAAAGACAGAGTTGTACGCATGATCTTCAAAAGACTGTTTGTAAGCCGGTCGCGGAGTGTTTTGCGGATCTGTGACGATGGATAGCCACAAAACTTCGCAAATTTCGTGATGCTTAACTCGACACGACCGTTAGGTTCGCCGTATTCTGCCAGCGAACGCACAACGCCCACCCACGTTTTGAAATCATGATCCATGTCGAGACGAGGACCGGTTATCTTGATATCGGAATAGCCTTCAGAACGGGCTACTTCGAGCTGAACAAGCTCCTTTGAAGCATCGATCTCATTTGGCTTGTTACGCTTGCTGTATTTTGTCCCCTTGAGCGTGGGCACGAACAACCCCAGCCGCATCAACGCAATTGGTTGGACTGTATTGTTGCTATTAGGGACAAGTTCCCCTGTGTACAATTCAAGGGAACCTTCTTCAAAGTTGTCGAGATTATCTTCTACTTCTTTGTTATTTTTACCTTTTTTATTTTTTGTGGACATGTGGACACCTTTGTCATTCAACCGCTGACAGCATACTTGATTTGCCGCTGGCAGCATACCAAAAACAGTTGGCAGCATACGGCGAACCGTTGACAGACTATCAATTACCGCTGGCAGCATACATGAACATGGCTTCAGACCAGTCGTGGCGCGGCTTACAGCGATCGGGGATCTTATTTGATCTATACAAGGATCTATCTATGGATCTCTTTATTAGGATCTATCCTGTGGATATGTGAATAATTAAAACAGGCATTTACTACCTTCGGCGCACCTAGTGGGTTATCGTTGCCTCGGCTAACAATCACAGAAAAATGACATATGGATCTAAAACGCACGCGCTGGGTTCGTCGTCTTGAAGACGGCTCCTACACTATCGAATCAAATTCCAACCTGAATAAGCAGAAGTTGCTTTGTGACATCTGCGGTATAGCGGCGAAGTGCCCGATCTACGAAACCAGAATTAAACTTGATAAGGCTGGTGTGAATTTTCATTTAAACAGTTGCATCAGGTACGTTCCATTGCTCGCATTTCGTAAACCGATCATCGGATTGGATGCCCCCTACTTCAACACACTCCGTTCAGGTGTGACGTGGCGAGATCGTTTATCACCAGACAAGCTGATTTGCCTTGTATCCGCAGACACAGGGAAAATCATCCGTTTTGGGAAAGTAGACAAAATTTACTCAGGTCCAGTAGACGAAATGTTGCGTAAACACAGCCGGTTTAATCATCTCTGTATGGGTGGTGAGAAACTCGAAAAGGTAGAAGAAGTGATCCGTAAATCCTACGGACACTTCCTGACCAAAGATAGCCAGCTCACCGCAATCTACATCAGACATGTAAAACGTGAGTTCGACCTCGAATACCACAGTGAAGAAGAGCTTAACCTTGTTGACCCACGTCCAAAAGCTGGCGTCATAAGCATAAACGCAGCGCGTAAAAAGCCCACTGACGCGCTGTAACCCTCCAGATCGCATATTGGCGTAGATAGAATCTACGCCTCCTCAAAATAGCTCTCATAGCGTTCTACAGTGATCCTGTCTTATTTTTAGTCATACAGACAAGCAAAGTTGCGTCACAATAAATAGGTATATACTTACTTATAAATTTTGTATATTAAGTCGCTCGTTTCATTCCTAACATACCGTTATGCATAGTTGTTTACCTTCTCATTGCTCTTAAAATTTGTATCAAAATAACCACAAAGGAAAAACACATGACTTTGCCATACGGCGTCATTTCTGACTGCCACTACCACAAATGGGATGCGTTCTCCACGACGAACGCTGAGGGGCTTAACTCCAGACTTGAAATACAGTTGGAAGCAACGAAAGAAGCAGCCATCGCCATGAAGAAGGCCGGTTGTAAGTACATGTTGGTTGCCGGTGATACATTTCACGTCCGAGGGACTGTGTCCCCTTCTGTTTTGCATTACGTAACTGAAACGTACAAGTGGATTATCAACGAGCTTGATCTGACAGTAGTAATGCTGGCCGGTAATCACGATCTTGAAACCAACGATTCAGTATATAGCGCCAACGCAGCAGCATCGCTGAGTTCTATCGGCGTGGTAATCGTATGTGGCAAGCGCCCACATTCAATAAAAATTGGTGATGTGACTGTCCACCTGATTAGCTGGCGTAACAATCATGCAGAGCTTATCAGCGATCTGAAAGCATTACGTAAGATCGTAGAAGGTGATAATCATGACGTTGTTATCCATACATCCATTAACAAAGCCATTCCAACAATGCCTGACGTCGGTATCGATGCGCAGGAGTTAAAGGATATCGGCTTTCGTCTCGTGCTTAGTGGGCATTACCACAACCACAAAGAGGTCATTCCTGGAGTTATCAGTGTCGGTGCGCTGACCCATCAAAATTGGGGAGATGTTGGATCTCTGGCTGGTTACATGATCGTAAACCCGGACGGCAGTTTCAGTCACTACGAAACCAGTGCGCCTAAATTCATTAACCTGGAAGATTATGTTGCCGATGACCAAATTCGCGGCAACTACGTGCGTTTCCGCGCCGTAATTGAGAACGATGAAGAAGGCATTAAGTACCAGAACATCCTCAAAACAATGGGTGCAAAAGGTGTCGTGTGCAACTTCATCCGTAAGTCATCAATGATGGAAGGGACAGCAAGCACAACGGAAACCAGCAAAATCGATAGCTTGGGAGAGTCGGTATCCGCTTATTGCAAGATTGTCCACGATACTGACGGCGGATTTGATCTGAGCAAGTTGGATATTTTGTGTCAGGAAATCCTCACCGAAGCGGAGAGTTCGGAGGCTGTGTGAGGCAAAGTCGTTATGGGAGCTTTCGAGACTTTGCCATCACGATGAAAAGACTTGAACGAGGCCAGACGGTGATGTTTCACAAGCCCTACCCGCCACAAGGAAATCCCGTAGCGTTTTATCTTGGAAGGTTAACCAGAAAAGGCATATTGAGGCGCAGATCCTTCCCGGCGCATACGGAGTTCAGATTGAAAGAAGGTCAAAAGCTAACACACGGTATCAAAGGTGTTATATGAAGTTTTTAAAGCTCCAGGTTGAGAATTTTATGGCTATCGCCAGCGCGGAGGTCGAGTTAGAGCAGCGTGGTTTAGTGCTCATTCAGGGTGTTAATAGTGATGATAGCTCCGCATCAAGTAATGGCTCTGGAAAGTCAACGCTAATGAATAGCCTGATGTGGTGTCTTTATGGCGAAACAGCTCATGGTGTGAATGGTGACGATGTGTTGTCTACCGACCATGAAAAGAACTGTCGTGTTGCAGTAACCATCGAGGATGAAGGCAAGAGATATGCGATCATTCGTCACCGTAAACACAAAGAGTTCAAAAATCGGCTTATCGTTCGTGGTGAAGACGGCGATATGACGAAAGGCAAAGATGCGCTGACGCAAGAGTTCGTCGAACGTCTGATCGGTGCATCTAAAGAGGTTTTCATGGCTTCCATCTATGCAAGCCAAGAAGCTATGCCAGATCTACCTGGAATGTCCGACAAAAACCTCAAAACCATCGTAGAAGAAGCCGCTGGCGTTGACAGACTGACACGCGCCTACGCTATTGCTCGTGAACGAGCTAACGCAGCTGCCGCACGTATGGACGTGGTTAAAACCAAATTGGAGTCGACAATCTCGACCATTGAGGCAACACAGTCAGAAATTGAGTCCGCGAAAGCCTCCTCTGAATCATGGGAACAAGAGCGTTCTAAACGTTATGACGATGCCCTGGCCGGGCTGGCAAGTGCCGAAGTTGAGTTAACGGAAGTTGAACTTGAGATCCGCACTCTTCCCGAACAGATCCGTGATACCGAGAAGGCAATCGAAAGTGAGCGCAAAAAGTTAGCCTCAAAAGAAGAACATGACGCCAAGTTGCTCAAAGTGCGTGGTGCGATAACTGATATTCGGGCAAGCATCAAAGCTACAGAAAATAGTCAGGCTGATGCAATGAGCCGCGCGCGCAATTTTAAGACCAAAGCAGAAGAGGTTGGTACTAAAGTAGGATCACCATGCCCTACTTGTGGCAAAGCCTACTGCGAAGAAGATCTATCAACGGTGAAGGAGAATTTCATTGAACAAGCACGTCAGGAAATTGGTCAGGCGAAGACACTTGCAGAGGCAATGGCTAAACACAAAACGAATCTTGAGAAGGCGTTAAGCATTGAGTCTGCCCTTGTTAAAACGACACCTGATGTAACGGCTATCATTGCCCGGATTGAAGAACTTACTAAACAACTCTCATCTTTGCGTCATCGTGAGAAGGAGGTTGTTGCTATTGAGTCTCTTGTTACTCGTGCTCGTACTGAGGTCGATCGTATATCAAAAGAGATTAATCCGTTTATTGCTCTTATCGCCAGACACGAAGATAACCTGGTATCCAGTAAGTCTACCTTCAAGTCCTTAAAAGATGAGTTGAAGGCTATTCAGGAACAAACGTTGCTATTGGAAAAAGCTCGTCAGGTCTACTCTCCTGCCGGGGTGCGTTCTCATATTTTGACCTCTGTTACGCCTTTCCTGAATACACGCACAGCCGAGTATCTCAATACGTTGTCTGACGGGAATATTACTGCTGAGTGGTCGACGATGGATGTCACTAAAAAAGGTGAGTATCGCGACAAATTCAACATTAGTGTGCAGAAGAAAGGTTCAAGTAAGTCGTTCCAGACCCTCTCTGGTGGTGAGAAGCGGAAGGTTCGCATTGCGTGTTCTTTGGCATTGCAAGATCTGGTCAGTAACCGGGCGAGTAAAAACATCGATTTGTTTATCGGCGACGAAATTGACGATGCACTCGATACAGCCGGTCTTGAACGCCTCATGGGTATTCTGGAGTCCAAAGCTCGCGAACGGGGCACTGTGCTGATTATCTCCCATAAAGAGATGAAGTCATGGTTCCGCGAAACTATTACTCTGGAAGTTAAAGAGGGGCGCAGCTATGTCGTTTAAATTAAGCCGCTCGCAGTTTTTGCAGGTGTTTGCGGTGATGCAGTCGATAAAACTGATCAATGGGCATACTTCCAATGGTGCGGCTCCACGTATTCTGTGGGGCAGCAATAATATTGACAAAGCACAATTCGCCCCGTTGCTTGGTCTAATATCCGAGACACCATTGATGCAAAGTTTGAAATCACTACCACCTGGATGTATTGCGCCGATCCTGATTAATCCTTTTGTTGAGGGGGGATATCTTCCCAACGTCGGGCCTGGGTTTATTGCATCCCATGAAACTGAAGATCTTAACATTAATAGCGAAGGGTTCTTTGGGGCAATGGATGCGCATCTCTGTATGGCTTTCACGAACCTTATTCGACTTGCCAATAAGCGGGTGGATAGTTTGGCATCGCCAGGTGATGCTTTTACTGGTTTCCTTATCCAAAGGAGGGATAAAAAGTACAGTGCGGACAAACTACAGTTTGTTGGTAAGTATGGAGAAATGGTAGAAATCGAACTTCAGCTCCCTCATGTTTTAGCAAACGATAGTGCAGACAGTCGGAGGCTGTTGGGCATCATGCGTCATTTCATAGCAAGTGGCGTTAAACATGCTGTAGATAAACGTGTCACGCAGGTAAATGAGTATTCAGACTTTGCAAACTATCCCCAACCAACGTTGCAAACGGCAATAGTAGCCAATTCGTTGGAGGCGAGATTATTGGAAAACCCTATATGGGGAACATGGTAAGGAGACTATATGAGTAAAAAAATCAGCGTAGTTGGTGTTGATCCCTCTATGAGCAACTTTGGGCTTGCTGTGGGCACTTTAGACCTTGAAACGGACGAACTTGAGATTCACGGCCTTACTCTTGTTGAGACTAAAGCGGGGAGTAACAAAAAGACCGTTCGTGTGAACAGTGACGATCTGCGCCGCGCCAGTGAAATATGGCGTGTTGCGAAACCAATCATTGATAAGGCAAATATGGTTTTTTGTGAGCTACCGGTTGGGAGCCAAAACTCTCGTTCGCAGACGTCTTACGGTATTTGTATCGGTGTACTTGCGTGTGTGGATAAGCCATTGATCCAGGTTACTCCAAACGAAATTAAGCATTTTGTCGGCAATAAACTTACTACATCGAAAGAAGAGATTATCCAGTGGGCTACGAAAAAACACCCTAAAGCACCGTGGCTGCGTCGTAAGCAATCTGGACAGGATGTTCTCGTGAACAAAAACGAACATTTGGCTGATGCGGTGGCTGCCATCCATACCGGTATGCAAACAGATCAGTTCCGCCAGGTGCGCGATGTTCTTAAGTCTCTCATTTGATTTCATTGATAGGTAAGTGCTTATCTATTAACATGGGCCACTATATTTAGTGGCCCTCTTTATTTGGTGATACATGATAAGCATCGTAAAACGTAACGGCCAAACAGAGCCGTTATCCGAAGAAAAATACAACCGCGTCGTAATGTATGGCGTAGAAGGCATTCGTGGCGTAAGCGCATCCGCTGTAGCAATGGGAGCTGCGGCCAGCATTTTTGATGGGATGACCACCAGCCAGTTGCATGAGGCTTTGGTTAAATCTGCCGCTGATTTGATCTCACCGGAAGCACCAAATTACTCACAGGTGGCTGCCCGCCTGAACATTTTTAAAATCCGCAAAGATGCCTTCGGTCGTTACGACTATCCGAACTTCTACCAACACATTGTCAAGAACGTTAACAAGGGCGTTTATGACAAGGATTTGCTGACACATTATTCGTTTGAAGAGATCGAAGAACTCGGCAATTACATTAAGCCTAAACGTGACGATCTTTTTGGCTATGCGGCTACGGTGCAGCTGCAAAGCAAATATCTCGTACAAAACCGTGTTACTGGTGAGATTCACGAAGGTCCGCAACATATCTATATGCTGGTTGGCATGTGTCTGTTCCAGAATTGGGAAGACGACTGCGCGGGCAAAACACGTATGGAGATGGTCAAAGGTTTCTATGACATTACAAGTACGTTCAAACTGTCTCTGCCCACACCAATCATGGCCGGCGTCCGTACTCCAACCCGTCAGTTCTCCAGTTGTGTGCTGATTGAGTCTGGCGATAGTCTGAAAGGTATTAGTGCAGCTTCAGCCGCAATTATCGACTACGTTTCACGTCGTGCTGGAATTGGTATTGGTTTTGGCCGTATCCGTGCGCTTGGCAGCGAGATCCGCAATGGTGAAGCCACCCATACCGGAGTTATTCCATTCCTGAAGCATTTCCAGACTGCTGTTAAATCTTGCTCGCAAGGTGGTGTCCGTGGTGGCGCAGCAACAGCGTTTTACCCGATTTGGCATCTTGAAGTTGAAAGTCTGCTGGTGGTGAAAAATAACCGTGGTATCGATGAAAACCGCGTTCGCCATCTTGATTACGGCGTCATGAGTAACCGTCTGATGTACCGTCGACTCGTCAGAAGCGAGAACATCACTCTGTTCAGCCCGCATGATGTGCCTGATATGTACGAAGCCTTCTTCACAGACCAGGATCTGTTTGAAAAGCTGTACCATAAATACGAAGCCGATGATTCAATTCGCAAGAAGTCAGTACCTGCCATTGAGCTGTTCTCATCTCTGATGCAGGAACGAGCGTCCACGGGCCGAATTTATATTGCGAACGTCGATCATATTAATGAGCATGGCGCTTTCATTCCTGCTCTTGCACCTGTCCGCCAGTCAAACCTGTGTATGGAGATCACTTTACCTACTCGTCCACTGACATTTACCGACGACCCGAACGGTGAGATCGCGCTGTGCACTTTATCCGCTTTTAACCTCGGAGCCATTCGTTCACTGGAGTCTCTTAAAGAGGTGGCATTCTATGCCGTTGCTGCACTGGATTCGTTACTGGATTATCAAGACTATCCGATGGAGGCAGCCGAAGTGCCAGCCAAAGCTCGTCGTAGCCTGGGAATCGGTGTAACCAACTTTGCTTATTACCTGGCAAAGAATGGCGTTCGTTATTCTGATACCGCTGGCAATAAACTGGTGCATGAAACGTTCGAAGCTGTCCAGTATTACCTTCTTGACGCCAGCTGCCGACTTGCCGAAGCAAAAGGTGAGTGTGACTGGTTTGAGCAGACCAAATACGCAATTGGTCAGTTGCCGATCGACCATTACCGTTCTTCATTAGACGAAAGCGGCGAAACCAACTTTGAGTTAAAGATGCCGTGGGAAGAACTGCGTGAGCGTATTGCAAAATACGGCCTTCGCAACTCCACACTGACGGCACAAATGCCATGCGAGACTTCCAGCCAGATCACTAATTCCACCAACGGCATCGAACCGCCTCGTGGACCGGTGTCGGTGAAATCTTCTAAGGACGGCATCGTTAAGATGGTCGTGCCTGAGTTTGAAAAACTGAAGGAGCAGTATGAATACCTGTGGAATATGCCGGACAACCGCGGCTATCTGACAAAGGTGGCGATCATCCAGAAGTTCTTTGACCAGGCTATTTCAGCCAATACCAACTATGACCCTTCTCGCTTTGAAGGCGATAAAGTCCCAATGATGACGCTACTGTCAGATTTGCTTCTCGCCTACAAGATGGGAGTTAAAACGCTTTACTACCACAACACCAGAGATGGGGCAGGAAAGCGTGATGACGACGAACCGAAGAATCCACTTACGCAAGCTGTAGCCGTCGAGCCAGAAGATGAGTGCGACGGAGCCTGCAAAATCTGACATATGGTGGGGTATATCCCCACCTTCTCTTTGATTTGTAAGCCTTGTTTAAACAAATAAGATAACAACTTGTTTAAACACATCAAAAAGCAAAAGGAAAAACACATGTCATATTCAACGTTCCGTTTGGGTGCTAATGATGCAACCAAAGAGCCTATGTTCCTCGGACAATCTGTCAACGTGGCACGTTACGATCAGCAAAAATACCGTGATTTTGAAAAGTTGATTGAACGTCAATTGTCTTTCTTCTGGCGGCCGGAAGAAGTTGATATTTCGAGCGATCGTATCGACTTCAACACGAAGCTGCGGGACCACGAACGTCACATTTTTCTGAGCAATCTCCGTTATCAAACGTTACTCGATTCAGTTCAGGGACGTAGCCCAAATGCAACGTTGCTGCCGCTTATCTCTATTCCTGAACTGGAAACGTGGGTTGAAACATGGTCTTTCTCTGAGACTATCCATAGCCGCAGCTACACCCACATTATTCGTGGCATGGTGGACGATCCGAGCATTGTTTTTGACGGTATTGTTACGGATGAAGAAATCATCAACCGAGCGATCAGTATCTCTGCTGAATATGACAGGCTTTATGGGATGACCTGCGAGCGCCAGTCGTTAGGTCAGAAGGAGTTTGAACGTCTGTACGTAAATGAATATGGCTGGGAGCCATACCCTTTGCACCGTCAGCTTTTCCGCACGTTGGTGTCCATTAATGCGCTTGAGGCGATCCGTTTCTATGTAAGTTTTGCATGTACGTTTGCCTTTGGCGAACGGAAGTTGCTTGAGGGTAACACCAAAATTATGCGCTTTATTGCCCGTGATGAAGCTCTGCATTGCGAAGGAACTGAACGCATGCTCCGCTTCATGCGTACCGGTCGCGAAGGTTTATTGTGGAAAGAGATTGCTGCTGATGAAGAAAACGTCATTTACGACACCATGAAATCAGTCGCCGAACAAGAAATGAACTGGGCAGACTATCTCTTCAAAGACGGTTCGATGATTGGTTTAAACGCGGATATTCTCAAAACCTATGTAAAATACCGCACCAATCTGGCTATGAATCGTCTTGGCCTGAAGGCTTTATTTCCAGAGGTTACCACCGATCCGCTGGTCTGGATGAACAAGTGGTTGTTAACCGACACACTGCAAATTGCACCACAAGAGGCAGAGCAAAGCACATATCTGGTAGGTCAGATCGATTCTACCGTGGATAAGGCTTCTCTAAGCCAGTTTGCTGACCTGTAAACCGATACAAAGCATTATGTGGCCTGGCAACGCTGGGCCACAATGGATCACAAGAATTAAGAAGGAACAAAACTAGCATGAACTTTACCAAACTGACTGACCACCTGAAACTTGCCACCGATCGACTCATTGGATTTAAGCCAGAACCATATGAGTTGCATGAAGGTCATGGTGTAGCTACTGAAAGTATTTACAAGATGGTCGATCAGTTTCATGAACTCTTCCAGCATCCGAGACGCGTTATGCCGACACCAGAGCTGCTTCGTCTCCGTGCAAGCCTGATTCATGAAGAAGCTGTAGTGGAAGGTATTCCAGCCGCAATGAATGGGGATATTGAGCAACTGCTGGATGCAATGGCCGACTTTTTATACGTTGGTGTTGGTACGATGGTCGCCATCAAAGGTGGTATTTCTACCGGCATGACCTATTACACGCAGGAACAGAGCATTGATCGCTTTATGCAGACAATTTTTGTGCCTGGTAACACTGTTTTCGATGATATGGCAATGCCATTTCAGGAAGCTCGTGAGGCGTCATGTATGCTCGAAGAGCTGGCAGATAAACTTGAGAACAAGACTGTTAAGGATTCTGAGCTGATTCAGGAACTGCGCCGTGTAATGAACAAAATCTATGTGGCGTGCATGATGACCTATCGACTGGCTGATTTCCTCGGTATCAATGTCGTCGAGCTGGTTGGCGAAATTCATCGGTCCAACATGACAAAATTATGGCCTGCAGATGCCGAAGAGCGTCGCCATGCTGTGGCCAACTGCAAATACGACTCTTCTGACCTGGGATTTCGCCATGCTGATGGCACCGATAAGATGATCGGTTTTCGAATTTCCGATGGAAAGATTCTGAAGTCTCCAACCTATAGTGATGTCGATTTATCCTCCTTTGTTGAGCAAGCTAAAGCCTCAGCAATGTACGGAATGATCAAAAAATAATTGTAGGTAGTTATCTATCTGTGTATATTGCGTTGGCGCGTTAAATTTCTGAAACAACTATTCGTTTTTGGTGGCCTATGGCCACCATTTTTTTATCTATCTGGCCTTGTTCCCTCAATAAATGTAAACTCACTTAATGAATAAGTGATTACTTATCTTTGTGAGGTTTTTGTGTCACTCCTTTTGAATCGTGAGCATACGAACGGTCAGGTAACAAACGCATCGTATGCAAAAGTTATTGAGACGGTGCTTAAAAGCGGCGTGCAGGCTGATGATCGCACAGGCACTGGTACTTTAAGCACCTGCTACGTTCCCTCTTACTACATGCTTACTGGTGGGACTGTGCCGCTTATTTCTGGAAAGGCGGTAAATCTTAAGCCACTGCTTGTCGAACTTGAGTGGTATCTGAAAGGCACGGGCAACATCCAATTTCTCAAGGATAACGGCGTTAAGATTTGGGATGCATGGGCCGATGAGAATGGCGATTTGGGGCCGGTTTACGGTAAGCAGTGGCGTCGATGGGAAGATACCCGCATCGTGAGCCATAGTGAATATCTGAGCAAGATCGATACTTTCCGTGAACGCGGGTACAAAGTCGAGGGATACCTGGGTATCAGTGAAGATCGCGTAGTGCTGTCCCGTGAAATCGATCAGCTACAGCGTATTGTCGATACACTGCGCACGAACCCCACCGATCGTCGTATCATGCTTAACGCATGGAACGTAGGCGAGCTTGAGGATATGAAACTGCCACCTTGCCACTTTGTCTTCTCTTTGTGGAGTCGTGAGCTTGATTTTGAAACCCGTTTAACGATGGCAACTGACATTGGTCTTCAACACAGTCGCCTCGGTTATGAGTCTATCTACACCAAGATGCTATACGATCTGGAGATGGACGGCAGTGTTACTGAAACTGAACTGGATGAACTTGGAATCCCCAAACGCATCCTCAACTCCTGCCTCGTACAGCGTAGCGTAGACACTTTTGTTGGTATGCCATTCAATATTGCTGGCTATGGCATTCTCACTCATTTTCTCGCGAAGATTACGGGTCACATGGCCGGTGCATTTGTACATTTTGGCTTTGACGTGCATTTGTACAACAACCACATGGAAGGTGTGTGTGAGCTAATGAAACGACAGGCTCCAGAGCATTCAGATCCGGTCGTTATTTTCCCTCATGAATGGTCTGAGCTGGATGATTTCAAATGGGACGATATTCTGATTCTTGGCTATGACCCTCTACCGTGGATCAAGGTTCCAGTGGCGGTGTGATATGGCAAGAGGTATGTATGTCTTATGCGAAATTGAAGGTGTGCTGGCAAATACCAGCCATCGTAAATCTGTATCTGACGCGGATGCAGGCCAGCTCATTGCCGGTGATGAACTCATTTTCCCCACCAGCCGTATGTTGCGTGGTTTTGCTCGCTCAGGGGCTGAAGTGGTGCTTATCAGTAGCCGCTCTGAAACTCTTGAAGCGCCCACTAAACGATGGCTGAAAGATTTTGGCGTTGATTACGACTGGCTTCATCTCGTACCGAATGGCACCAGTTATGAGAAGCATATTAAGCGCACATTAGCGGAGCATAAAGGCGATCTGCTTATCGCTGCGCTGGTGCACGATCCTCGACTCCGTGCCGCTTTAGCTGACTCTCATCATAGACCGGTCATCTATGAGGTGAGCAAATGAAGATGATAGCTGCTGTTGGCCGTAACTATGAGATCGGCATAGCGAACGAACTGCCCTGGCGTTGTTCTACCGATCTGAAGCTATTTAAGAGACTCACCAAAAAAGCCACTGTCGTTATGGGGCGTAAAACGATGGAAAGTCTCAAACGCCCTCTTCCAGAGCGTCATAACCTCGTTTTGACGCGCTCTCATGGCTTTGTACCAAATGGATTCTACCCTGCTGGTGTGGATGATGTGTTGCGATTACCAGAGCCTGTGTGGGTGATTGGCGGGGAACAAATTTACTCGCTATTCATGCCGCATGTTGAAGAGATTTGGCTCTCCCACATCGGCGTTGATGTGCCAAACGCCGATGCATTCTTCCCGGCAAGCATGATGCGTAATTTAGGCTTTGTGCCTGTTGAAACAGTTTTTACCCAACGAGCCAGCGAGGAAGAGCCTGGCTTTTCGCAGATCGTATACAGAAGGTCGTAATGGATTACCGGATTGGGATCACTGGTGCTCAGGGCAGTGGGAAAACAACCCTGGCAAAATATATCGACAAACATTACGGAATCCCTTACGTGGATGCTGGTGTCGGAAGTTTGATGAGCCGACTCGGTGTTCGAGTAGGTGAGTCTATGCCTCTATATGAGCGGCTTCAGATTCAAATGGAAATAGCAAAGCATATAGAGCTACTTACGCGTGGTGTTGAAGGCTTTGTTATCGATCGCACACCTGCTGATGTTATGGCCTACACGTTGGATTTGGTCGGCCATACCAATGAAGATCGATGTATTGAGTTAGCCCTCGATATCGAAAAGTTTTGCCACAAAACTGCTATTTCAAACTTTAACGCCATTGCTGGCCTACGCCCGGGGGTCGCTCTCTCAGAGCGAGATTACTTGCGGTCACAACGAGCATCATTAGACCGTCTGTATGTCGCTCGTATTGATGCGTTGATGTGCGGGGAACTGACAAAAATTCACCTGCATCCGCAAAGGGGGGATCTGCAAACCTTCGTCGTTTCCAACCGATATCGCACGGTTGAAGCAAGAGCCAGATCAGTGATGAGAATGCTAGATAACGCTGTAGAAAAGATAGAAAACCGGTTCTGTGGCCGAGTGACCGTTCATTAGAAATTGTTCGCCTCTTCGACATTGCGACAATAAAACTCTCAAAATGGGTTAAGGATAAAAAATGTTTAGTGAAATGTTGCTTGAAGATGAACTGGATCGGAAAACAACAGAGGCTTTGATTCGTGTAGCGGACGAACATTCCCGGTCGCTTATGAGCGATCGAGAGGCTCGCCTGGCTATTCGTGCCATATTCGAAACTGCGCAGGGGCTTGTTGGCGCACAAGTAGGTGAAGCCATTAACATCGCCATGTCTCAGTTCAGTGAAGACAGTAAAAAGCCTCTGTTTCCTATGCATTTGATGCTGGCTGGTGGCACGGTGCTTTATATCTCTGTTTGTCTGGATAGCAACCAAATCAATATTCTCAACACTGCGTCAGGTAAGTGGAAAGATCCGATTGTCTGTGAAACCAGTGAAGAAACTTTGAAAAAAGCGGCTCAATTTGTACGTAGCGCACTACTTAAGGGCGCTAAGAAGTTGTAAGGAGTTCTGATGACAACGATTGTTGCAGGCATCGATATCGAGTCTACGGGACTGGATTTCCTTGCTGGTCATAAAATTATTGAAATCGCAATTACCCGCTATGAACTGGAGACACAGAGACATATTGATAGTCTGGAGATGCGTTTTAACCCTCGCAGAAACATAGATCCGAAAGCTCAAGCCGTTCATGGCATTTCATTAGAACAGCTCGCAGCTGAACCTTTGTTGTCAAATCATGCCAGCGAAATTGGCGCTTATATGGGGGCATGTAGTGCGTGGATTGCTCATAACGGCGAAGCGTTTGATATACCATTTATTCGACACGAGTTTTCAGGGTATGGAGTAAGACTGCCAGACGTTCCCGTTATAGATACTATGTTATCGGGATTGTGGGCCACAGAAGACGGTAAACGTCCTCGCCTTGAAGAATTGGCCTTCTCTCTTGGCTTTATATACGATCATGCCAAAGCACATAGTGCCTTATATGACACAAACTTAATGATGCAATGCTTCTTTAAGGCACGTAATAAATACGGATTTTTTAAATTACCCTCTGAAATTGTGTAAAACAAAAGCCTGCTTTAAAGAGAGTTTGAAGCAGGCTTTCTTTTAAAGAACAGTCGCCTTTCAATCATTTCCTGCCTGTATTTAATACTTTTCCGCCTGATAGGTTTAGTCAAAATGTAGCCATCGAAACGCAAATGCAACTAAACAGAAGGAGACTTACATGAGTTCGGTTGAAAATGTAATGACAAATGATGATCTGGATGAGCTGACAGCCATGTTGCAATCACTTGATGAACCAGTAAAAAAAGCTGCACAGGTTGAAAATACTGATGATATTGACGATCTGCTTCTCGGCCTCGATGCTGGCGTAGCCATGAGTTCTGATGATGTTGCCGAAGAACTGTTCAATGAAGAAAAAGCAGGTGATTTCAGCTCCGCTTTAAATGAGTTGGAGTTAGCTCATGAGCCTATAAACGTAATTAAGGCTGAAAGTGTTGAATCTGCCGAAAACGAGCCAGAACAATTGGGGTTTATTGAGGTTGAAGAGTGTGTTGAGGTTAATGATGAATTAAAAGTTCAACAGTCAAATGATAGCAATACAAATAAAAAAGCTCGTACTGCAAGAGGTCCTCGTTTTACTTTAAGTGATAAAGATGATTTGTTTTTCAATAAAGCAGGCTTAGAAAAAGATATTTTCTTAGACGCTTACGAAAACGCGCCTGTCAAAGCAAAGGATAAGATATTAAACCTTCTTAATTGGTTTAGCGGAGGTCCAGATATTAGTGTTTACACGGTAATTTCCATGAGACACCTTCTCACAGAAAAGAAGGCTACAAGTAATAGTATTAAGATTGCTTTAATGAGCAATCCAGAAAAACCGTATCCGCTTAACACTGCGTCAACTCAGGCTGGGCAAATGATGGCTGTATTTCCAGCTACAGGAATTGCTGTTAGAGACGGTGGAAATCTAACATTGAACGAAGAATCACCGATCGTTAAGAAGTTTGTCGCGGAGTACACTATTGGATGACGTTCCCCTACTGAAAATAAAGCCCATAGAGAGCTTTATAGTGCTGGGTAAGCTAACCCATACCCAGCACCACAAAAACGCGCCAGAGAGCTTCTTGTTCGCATTTCTGGCGCGTTTTATTTGATTGCCATACATAAAATCAAATGCAAAAATAGGTAATCACTTACCTATCGAGAAAGAAGATGATTGCAGCCGAAAAAATCAAACAGCGAAAGCGCGACAACTCTCTTCGTGACCTCTGGAGAACACCTGATTGGCTGTTTTCTGCCATTCAACGTTATCTTGGAGTGACATTTGATGTTGACGTTGCCTGCAACAAGGACAATGCAAAGCTGCCTATTTTCATAGGCGTTGAGCGCGATGCTTTGAAATCTGAATGGGGGCAGCCAGGTACAATTGCCTTCCTCAATCCACCCTACTCCAAAATCTCCCCCTGGATTGATGCGGCTATACGTGAGCAGGCTCGCGGAGTTACAACAGTGATGCTAATTCCTCAATCCCTCGATACAAAGTGGTATGAGCGTGCAACAGAGTATGCGAATGAGACGATTATTCTGTCTGGTGGCCGCGTTGCGTTTGTCGAGCCTGACGTCAATTTGGGTCAGGTAGAAGTAAACATCAACCCCGGTGGCAGTATGCTCGTTGTTTTTCGAGGGTTTTGTCAGGACGCTGGGCACTCTATAAGCAAGATCCCTTTGGACGTCATGAAAAGTCTGGGAGGGTATGATCCTGCGAATGTGATCAGGAAAAAAAGACCATCAAAGAAGGCTGCTTAGTTTGCTCTGGCGTCTGTAATTAGCCTGCTTCTGTATATATAAATAACTACATATTAATTATTAATATACGGAAGCAGGCTGTTTTGTATCAGAGACTCCCAGACCTGAACATCACTACAGAATCCACTAGACCCCCTTCCCAGACGCTTTAAAATCGATTTTATGAACCACTTTAAGGAAACCAACATGTCATACCCGACTAATGTCGTTGCGCTCGTAGAGAGCGATTTTCTGGCCCAGGCTCGTGAAATGATGAAAGATCGTGAGCAGGCTTTCAACTTGTACGAGTGGGCAATTAAGTGCTTGCATCTTGGCGAGCATCGCGAACTTGTTGAACAGCTTTTAGGTGAGTTGATCAATGAGGTGTTTGCCTTGAATGTTCAACTACATGGTCGAGAAAATAATCAATCACAATGATAGATAAGTACAAACTGTTCATAAAGTGAATTGTAAGTGCTAAGATCTGATAGTTTCCAGTCGTAGACTGGAGGCTCGACCTGATGGGTGGGGGTAAGCGTCACTGGCGTCAGGTTTAAAAAAGCTCACTACCAGCGTAGAACCGGTGCCGTATAGGTGTCGGGGAAGGGGGAACCAAAGTGAGCAGAGACAAGGGTCACTTTATGATTGTCGAGTCTGGGGTGTTTCGAGAGGTTGAATCCAGTACTCCCCTTCATAAAGTGTGGGAAGATCTCGGTTCTGGGGTGCTGTCATCCATAACTTCCCAAGTCTAAGCTGGCAGTAGACTTAGACCATAGCTTTTCAGGTTATGAAACGACCAGGTTGGTGAGGAATTTTATACTCACCTCCCTGGGAGAGTATTACCTGAAAAGACAACCTCTCACTTCGTTCGAGGTGAACTTCACTCACTTCGTTCGTTCAGTTCAGGTTTATAAAAACCTGTTCTGGGAAGTAATTTGTTTATTTTAATAATTATTAACACGCACGCGTGTGCGCACGCGCGAGGAAAAATCGGCGCGGCGCTTGATTCAGGAGTTTATATGACGACGAAGACACCAGCCCGATCGCAAGCAAAAACTCGCAAAAAAGACAAAAACAAAAATTCTCCCCGCACCAATCCCACAACGCCTGTCGTAGAGTTCAATCCCCAGCTTAAAACCGTGAAAATCTTTAGTGATGGCTCTTGCCTTAAAAATCCGGGTGGCCAGGGCGGTTACGGTATCGTTCTCCAGTATCGTGGTGAGGAACGCGAGTTCTCAGATGGTTTTCATAGCACCACCAATAACCGCATGGAGATGATGGGGGCACTTATCGGGCTGGAGCGTTTGAAATATCCATGCAACGTTATTTTGCACTCTGATAGCCAGTATCTGAAAAACGGCATGACACAGTGGATGAAATGGTGGAAACGCAATGGATGGATGACTTCTGACAAAAAACCGGTAAAGAATGTTGATCTGTGGAAGCGTCTGGATGAGGCCGCAAGTCGACATAATGTTCGCTGGAAGTGGGTTAAAGGTCACGCCGGGCATCGTGAAAATGAAATATGTGATCGACTCGCGAAGATCGCAGCTTTTTCAGCAGCAGATATGCCTCACAAGAAAGATATTGGTTTTGTTTATAACAAATAGTAAGTAAGTGTTTACCTATCATTTTAAATCATGTATCTTATCGGCGTCAGGATGACAATGTGTCGGTAAGACACAGTTCCAGGATGGAACGAGAAAGGCGGCTGGCAATCGCCAG